ACTTGTGCCCTCGCGTTCGCAATGAAGCAACCAAGCAGTGCGCTTTGACGCGCTATCGCTTGTGGATGGACTTGGCCGTTTGAGGGTTGGTCCAAACCGACTTCGGCTTGCTAGCTAGCACGCCGCTGACTCCTGCAGGAACGCTTTCAATTTGGCCTCCCAGCTTGACGAACAATTGAGTCTGTTCATTCAAGCGCTCATGGGCACGCTGCGTCTCGGGGGATATGGCCTGGAGCATAAAAGCAACCTCATAGTGAGCAGCCGCAAAACACGGCTACGCAGTCACTATACAGGCTATTGACAGACTCCGTGCAAATAAGAGCCAGATACTGAAAATTGCCAGCATATTCAACGCAAAACTCGGCAGGTTCTTTCGAAAACCCCGCATGCCTAACCATCCGCCGCCGCTGACAAGCTGCATGAGCCTGGTCTGTGGCTAGCGTCACTTCCAGTACTGCAGCAGTAGCGTGAGAATCGACCCTCAGGCCGCGCCGCTAGCGGCCTGCGAATCGCAACTGTTTAATACGGTTCGGCCAGTTTCACCGACTTTCGCCCAGCAAAACCGACATGCTTGAGCTCAGTGCCAAGCCTCCTCGAGCACGGCAGCGCGCCCATCGGGATCTGTAACCAAGGCGAATCGGTCGTTCAGTTCATCCATGCTTGCGTATCCCGGCCATCACTCTGCTCTGCACCACCACGACTGCGCATACAGCACGCCTTCGACTTCCTCGACACCGTTGATGTTGATTCCGAGCTGGGCCATGCCATTGACCTTTGCGTCATGCAATCGAGGAATGATGTCGGGCCCCGGCGCAGGGTTAAACACCCAGGCCTGGGTCGATACCCGGCCCAGTGGTTCGCTGTGATGGTCACCAATGTGGATGTCGGCCTTCAGGGGCTGGATCATCCTGAGCTGATCGTACGGGATGGCCACGCCATTCACGCGGCGGCGAACGAGGAGGAAGTACATACTGCACCATATACTGTATTTAAATACAGTATTTCAGCATCAGGAAAAGCAACCTCGCCAGTACCGCTCGGCGGACTATGCTTGTTTGCTCATGCAGGAGGGCGGCGTATGTGTGGAAGGTTGAGTCAGTACCGAGGCATACACGACTTCGTTGAAACCCTGAGCCTGCCAGAGGCCTGGAAGAACAACGTCGGCGACGAGCCTCTTGGCCGGTACAACGTCGCGCCGACCACGCCGGTGGCAGTGCTGAGGGTAGATGACGCAGGCCCGCGCGCTGACCTGGTGAAGTGGGGATGGCGGTCGCATTGGGCGACCGACCGTGCTGCGCCGATCAATGCCAGGGTCGAAAAGGTGGCGCACGGCCCATTCTTCCGAGCGATCTGGCCGAACCGGGCAATCACACCCATCGACGGCTGGTACGAATGGGTTGATGAGGGTGGACCGAAGAAGCAGCCGTACTACATTCGCCGTCGGGACGGGCGCCCCGCCCTATGTGCCAGCATCGGCCAGTTTGTCGGCAGCGAGCACGACGGGTTTGTCATCATCACCGCCGATGCCCAGGGCGGCATGGTCGACGTGCACGATCGTAGGCCTGTTGTGCTGTCACCTGAGCTGGCATACGAGTGGATCGCGGCAGGAATGCCGAGCGAGCATGCAGAGCAACTGGTGCTCAACTTGGGCGAACCGGCCGACGCCTTTGAATGGTACCGGGTGAGCCCCGCCGTAGGGAATGTACGCAACCAAGGTGCCGAGCTTATAAGCCCGCTTCAATGAAGAGGCGGCAAATCCTTGCCGCGGGCTTTAGCTATCACCCGATACTGGTAGTCGGATAACACCTGAAACAACGACTCGGCCAGTCGGCGCAGGCGCTCGACCTCCTTAGCGGTGCGCCACAGTCCTGGGCTTGGTGGTACTCACGCAGCCCGAGAGGACGCCAGGGTGAAGGCCGAGGTCGAGAATAAGCCGGATCTGGCCAACCGTATCGCCCAGTTCCAGTTCCGCGACATCAGACCGAAGGCCGCATCCGAGATCAACGACCTGAGCGATGCAAGCGTGCTGCTAGGTCACTCAAAAGAGGGGATCACCGAGCGCGTTTATCGTCGCGTCGGCGCCATCGCCAAGCCCTCCAAAGGCTGAAGTTTCGGAACTCTTGGCTTTTTTTGACCCATAAAGAAAAACCCCGCAGACGTTAATCTGCGGGGCTTTCGAATGGTGGAGGCCGAGGTCGGAATCGAACCGGCGTAGACGGATTTGCAATCCGGTCTCGACCTGCTATTTTAAAGGGGAAAAACGATCAACCCCCTGTATTCATTGAGGTTTGATTTGTTTTCCTGCATCTTGATTCATCATCATTTGGGACATTCGATGTCCCAGATTTGTCCCGCGCCTCACAGCGCTGCCTCTGGCGTTCTGCCGACCGACTCACTTCCTTTATATAGCTACCCACAGACAGGCGGCTCCTTGCCCTTTCCCTTGATCACCTCGATACCCCATTCCGGCAGAGGGTCGTGGTAGCCGAACAGGCCGCAGGCGTACATGTCCTCGTGCTCGTTCAGGCCGTAGAGCCGCGCTGCCTCGGCGAACTCCAGCATCTCGCACAGGTGGTCGGCATCCACTTCCCCGCGCCGGTGGGCGGCCATGGCCATCTCGGCCAGGACGGCGGCCCGGCCATCAGGGTCGGTGGCCAGGGCGCATTGGTCATTCAGCTCATCGAGCCAAGCGCGCGGTATCCCGGCCATCATTCCGCCCTGCACCACCACGACTGCGCGTACATCACGCCGTCGATCTCCTCGATGCCGTTGATGTTCATGCCGAGCTGAGCCATGCCGTTGACCCTGGCGTCGTGCAGCCGGGGTATCACATCAGGCCCTGGGGTCGGGTTGAACACCCAGGCTTGAGTCGCGACCCGGCCCAGCGGCTCACTGTGATGGTCGCCGATGTGAATGTCAGCCCGGAGCGGAGTGATCTTCCCGAGCTGACTTGTGGGGATGGCCACGCCATTCACGCGGCGGCGAACGAGGAGGAAATACATAGGGCACCGACACTGTACAAAAACACAGTATCTTATAGACGGATCCAGGTGCGGGGAATTGCCGATCAGCGGGTCAGTGCAGTGGTGGCAGATCTTTTCCCCGAGCCTTGGCTATGACCCGGAACTGGTAGTCGGAGACCGCCTGGAACAGAGACTCGGCGAGCAGGCGAAGGCGCTCAACCTCTTCTGGCGGTGCGCCACAATCCTGTGCCTCGTGGAAGGAGCGGAATGCGTCGACAGCCTGCTGGATCAGCGGCTCGCCTGCCTCGACCATCCCTATAAAGGTGCGCTTATCCATTGCGATGACCTGTTCACTTGGTCAGGCCATTATAGATCGACTCGCACGCCAGGCCGGCTATTCGGCTTCGCTCAAGCGCTGCTGCGCAGCTGCCCGCCATTCGGTCAGCGTCTTCAAGCAATCCCCCGAGCACCACGACGGCAGAGGCTCCTGCCTGGCGCTGCTGGGTAGCGATGGTGTCGCAGGTTGCTCGGTGGCCGCCCCGCAGTCGGGCGATTTCCCCGCGCAGCCCGCCAGCAGCAGACTCAGCAGCAGCGGCGCGGCCTTGGGCCAGTTCCAGTTTCTGTCGTGCACTCTCACCCTCCTCGTCCGCCATGGCCTGGCGGCGTTGTTCTTCGGCCCTAGCCTGGGCTGCGGCGCGACGGTCGCGCTCTGACACCTCAAGGCGGTAGTCGGCCAGGGCCTTGTCGGACTTGGCAGTCTCCGCCCTGGCACCTGCCGCCGCCCCATCAGCAATCACCACCCGGTACTGCTGCCCGCCGGCGACTAGGACCAAGGCGATCAGCCACCAGCACCAGCCCGGTACCGCGCCGAGCCAGGTCATGCAGGAACAGCCTTCCGCGCCGCGGCGTGGTTTCGCTTGAACTTGCCGCGAAGCTCCTCTGGCTGGCGGTCATAAGCGCCAGGCCGCCAGACCCTCAGGTACAGCTCCCACGCGCCCTGCTCATCATTCGCCGCCGGCAATGGCTTGGGATCGGTCCACAGAAGGAGGCGGGCCAGCGCCGCCGCCAGCACCGGGTCGCGCCCAATGGCCAGGTAGATCGAGTCAGCAGTGAATGCAACGCCGCGTGCCCGGCAGGCTTCCTGGGTCCTTGCCTTCACCGCGCCGTGGGTCATCACGCCGATAACCCCGCCACCCTTTTCAAATTGGTAGTCGCCGCGGGCTGGCCCTTTCACCTGCTGCTCCAGGCGGCCCGGGTTCTCCTGAAGATTGATGGCATGCAGGATCACCCTGGCCGCATGCGTGCCCATCTGAGCAGGGAGCAAGGCCAGGCCCTGCCGAATATCGTTATCCAGTGACATGTTTTCTCCGGGCACAAAAAAGCCCGCACTTGGCGGGCATCGTGATCAGCTAACTCGAACGAATGATCCGTCCGGAAGGCCGTAAGCGAACGTGTTTTCACCCTTGATCTTCAGGGCGACCAGCGAGTCGTAGCCGGCTGGCTGCATGCCGTTCGACTGCCAAGAAAGGCCGGCGCGGTACTTGTAGCCCGCACCGGTCGCGAAGTCGTGACCCACCGGCGTACCGCTGATAGCTGGCAGAACAACGCCCAGGTACCACTTGGTGGTGGCCTCACCGCGGATCAGTACACCGGCCGGGTCAACGTGTTTTCCGTCCCCATCTGCATAGTTCTTGTCCAGCCACAGCGTCATCTGCCCATGGGTGGGCTCCTGGAACACCACCGCCCAGGCATTCGGGTAAGCCGCTTTCGAGCCAGACTGCGATTGGGCGCCATTCACGAAGGGAACGCGGGCCGTGTTCTGACCACCAAGCACCAGTTGCGTCCCTTGGTAGCCGAAGGTGATGCCTTGCAGGCCGTAATCGGTAAGGACGGAAATTGGCTCCAATGCCGTTACCGATGCTGTGGGAACAACACCTGCCGGTGTCACGTCGATGGAGTAGGCTCGGCGAACAATGTACCGGCCTGAAGACTTCGTGTTGTAGCCCATCAGCTCTTCAACAAGTTGAAGATTGACGCAAGCCGCACGGCCTGTAGTGCCAGGCAGTATTGGCTGACCATCTGCGAATGCCTGATAAAGCGTGCTTCTGGCTGTCGGATCTCCAGTCGCGTCACCGTTCGAGCCGTGGGCGCCACCAGTGAAAGCGATAGCGCCTCCGTCACCGTTCGCCTGGGCGGCGACCTGCATCGGCGGCAGGTAGTCACTGCCCGTCGTGTTCAGAATGGTCCATACCGCGTTTGCCAGATCGGCGCCTGGGGCCCAGCTGGTTGCCAGGATATTCGGCATCTGATTGACGCCGAGAAGCCCGAAGCGAACACGGTAGCAACTGTCTTTGCTTGCCCAGGACAGGATCAGGTTTCCGGAGTTATCCAGCGACCATTGCACGGGCAGCGTCGACGAGGATGCCGCCGTCGCTACGATGTAGCGCTGCGGATCAATGATGAAGCTGTAGCCGGCTTGGAATGACAGGTTGCTCGCGATCTGCGTGCCATAGGCAGGAAGCAATGCAGTGTCGAGGGTGATTCGGAACGACAAGCCCGCTACTACTGGACTGGAAAGCACAATGGTCTGCACGCCGGAGCGCGTTATGGTCGGTGCTGGGTCCGTGTAGTTGACGACTGTAAGCGAAGGGTTTGCAGCGGTCTCGTAGTTGAGCGCGTCATACTCTTCAATGATCCACCCGTCGGCAGGGCCAGGTAGTGCGGTTGTCCCGTTCTTGAAGTACGCGACCCGATACAACTTCCCCGCCCTCGCCCCGCTCACCTGGACATCGAGGAGTGTGGCCATGAAAGCTGTAGGATCGGCACTGGTTGTTCCATTCCGAGCACTGGTCTTGAGCGGGTATACGCGATAACGGTTGATCGCTATCGAGTCTCCCATACCCTGAATCGCGAGATAGCCGGACTGTTCGATGATCCAGGAGAATCCGCCGAAAGGCGAGGTCAGCGCGTTTACTGGGGTGCCGGATGCTGGCAATGCAGCGGCGTCGATGGTGATGATGAAGCGCAGCTTGGGCCTTTGGGATGGTACGACAGAGAAGGTTTGAACCCCTCCCGTTCGGTTGATGCCAGGGTCCCCATCGGTGTAGTTGTGGATCGTTACTGCGGTTCCAGTAGCGGCGTAGGTCGCGGCATCGAACTCCTCCAGAATGATGCCGTTTCCGGTATTTCCTCCAATCGTTGCGCCGTTCTGGAAGTAGGCGACACGGAAGTATTTACCCTGAATATACTGCGCGTCACCGACAACGCGAACACTCAGTACCAAGCGATTCAAAACATCGTTCGCTGACGAGACGCCGCCCGCCCGCGTCATCGGCTTCAGTGGGAAGGCTTTACCGCGGTTTACAGTTAGTGCATCCGCCAGGAACGACAGGATAGAGTTGATTTCAACTGCCACCCCTGCATCGTTGCGGTACCGAGTTTCCGCCTTGTCGCCTGTTGCCGGAACACTGAAGAACCGATTGTTGGTTCCGGTGCCGCTGGTGTTAGCCAGGCCTTCCGCTACGGTCGCATAGACTCCAACACTGGCCAGAAACTCTGCATAGATTTTCTTCAGCGTCGGCTTGGTGATGCCATTGATGGTGACGAAGTCTTCGTCGGACAGGAACAGCGAATTTGCCGATGCAACAAGCTGGTTGAACAGCTGCAGAGATTCTGCGCCGGTGGCCATAGTCTTTCCTCTTTATGACCCTGAACAGGGACCGGTTTAAATCAAGCGGGTGGCGACTGGTCGTCGTAGGTGTAAACGCGGGCGTCGTAGGGCATGCCCTTCATGGCGACGTTGCCGTTGGCTGGATCTGAGCTAGTGATCAGGGTCGGATACGCCCACCTGGCAGCCGAGCCGAACAGGATGTGCGGTGGCTCAAGCGGGCCGTCGACCACCGGCGTGAAGTCGAGCGCGTCGACCCTGGCGGTGTACTGGTCGACCTGCGTCGCCGTGAACGGTCCAGATAGCGTGCCATCCAGCTTGCGCACGCCTATCAGGTGCTCGCCGCCCGCGCTGAAGTCCAGCGGCTCCGAGGACTGCAGCAGGGTGCCGGACCCGGTAACAGCGAAGCCCAGCAGGATTGCGCTCTGACACCGCTTCGGCGCGTCATCCGCGACGGCTGCAAAGCTCAGGTAGCCGCTGTTACTGCCATCCATCTCGGTTTCCCAGGTGTAGATGTCGGTGCGGAACTTCTGGTGGCCGCGCCGGCGCATGCCGATACGCCAGGCCCTGGTCCTGTCACTGATGCCGGGCATCTTGATCTTCTCAACCTTGATGCCCAGGTCACCTGGCCAGCGGCACTCGACCGTCTCCCATGCCCAGGTTGTGCGCGAGAAGTACTCAACATCCACGCCATCGAAGTCGTTGATCGACGGCATCGCGCCACTGATCTTCAGCATCTTGGTCATGTTCTGAGGCGAGTAGGTTTGCGTTTTTGGGCCGTAGGTCACGTCGAGCGCGGCCCGGGCACTGTCCCGAACCGGGCGCAGCAGGCCCCGGAAGGTAACCAGTTCACCGAAGCTGCACGCCAGCGCGTTGTTGATCATGTCCTTGACCGTGATCGTCGAGTCCAGCGTCTCATCGTACGTATCGCCACGGGCCACGCAGATCTCATGGAAGGCCTGCCACTCGGGCAGGTCCAGGTCATCATCCGTGTACCCGCGCTGCTTCAGCTGGTAGATGCAGTACGGCACGATGTCGCGGCTTGGCCCGGTACCGCCCTCCATCAGCGGCAGGATGCGGGTTGCCTCGACGCTTACCTGGCTCTCCGACTGAGCAGAAAGCCGGTCACCGCCACGAATGTTGCATGTCATGACCGTCAGGCCGGGGTAACTGGTGGGCGAGTTCTGCATGCGCCCGCGCAGGTCCGTCCAGGTGGCGTCATCCCGTGCTTCGTCGTTGATCCGGCCAGGCCGGTCCACATACTGCTTACGAATACGAGCCTCGGCTCGCATCGCGTATGGCAGCGACACGCGCTCGGTGAAGCCTTGGGCATCGAGCGAACCACCCGTGTTCATGTACTGAAGCTGCGTCCACGCCCCGGCCACGTCCATGTCGCGGTACTCGAACAGGTAGTAGGTCGGAATCTCGTAGATCTGCCCTTCCCGACCGATACCGGCAAGGCCGTTGGCGTAGGTGACCGTCCACTCCAGTTCTGTGACTTTCTCGTTCTCAGGGCAGCAGGCGAATGGCCCACGGTATCCGCCCTGCAGGTTGGAAGCGTCCAGCGTGATCAGGCCGCTGACAGTCTGCATGGCGTTGAAGCCAGGCCAGCCTGCATCGGTCGACCCGGAAGAGGTCAATCGTTCCACCTCGAGCAGGCTCGTGCTGAATGCCGTGATCCGGTACCGCAGCCCGCGCGGGCCGATGGTGGCAAGGCCCTGCCCCAGCGCGAGACCAACCACTGGCGAACCGCCGTCATAGTCCAGCGTCATTTCCGCCGGCTGCTCAGGAATGGCGCTGGTGGTGGCCGTGCCCGTGGCCCCCACAGGTGAGGCGCCCAGGATGGTGGTCGCGCCAGTTGCGGTTAGAGCCTGGCCGGCAAACGGTGTCACCTCGACGATACGAAGGACACTGCCGCTCACTTGTGCCTGGAACGGCTTGCCGCTGAACTGCGTATTGAGCGCTGACACAAGCCCAGCCAGGTTGGTGGTCGCGGTGTTCAGTGTTATCGGGTAGCTGGTTGCGCCACGGAACAGGGTGAAGCTCAGCGGTGTGACGTTGAAGTCGTAACGGCTGGGAGCGGCTGAGCCGGTGAGCGTCGATGCTGTTCCGGGGTTGGCCGGAACTGCTGGCGTGTATGGCGTGTAGCTGTGCACCACGTACAGGCCCGCGTTCGCTCCGGCCACCTCGATCAGCATGCCAGCTGTGGGGTTCAGCATTTCCAGCGGCCCGCGCACGATGTCGCGCCCTGCACCGCCGTCAATTACGGTGTAGGTGTAGGGGGCGAGCACGCGAACGATGATCCCGTTCGACCAGTCAGCGGGGAACTGGCCGGATCCGGCTGACACGCTGATGGTATCGCCAACGAACTGGTAGGCCGATGCGGTCGCCGATCTTGTCAGGTCGGTGGCCATGGTCAGTTCCAAGCCAGCAGAGCCGCTGGAACTGGCGCCTACCTCGGGCACGTTGAACCAGTTGATGTGCGCTGGATCTCCTGAAAGATCCGCGCCTGGCGGGTAGATCGTGAACGTCGCATCGGCGCCCAGGGAGATCAGCGGGGTTTCGCCCACCTTCACCTTGGCCAGCGGAATGTCGTACTCGCCTTCGCCGATGTACAGCAGCATCTCCACGCGCTGGTCGCGCGCCGCAATGTGCGCCCGGCGAGGCTGGGTCAGATACGATCCGTACACCCGCTGGTGGCCGGCAATCTGTCGCACAGGGTCTCCCAGTTTGACCTTGTTGCCCTTGGCGCTGGCATCCATCAGCGGGTCGCCCTGCTGGGTGCCGGCGCTGGATGGCATGCCAGGCATCTTTGGCATGATCGCCTTGAGCACTGCCTTGGCGCCCTTGAACAGGGCGAAGGTGATCGAGAAAGGGTCGGTGCCTTTCGGCTCGCGGTAGATCTGGAGCAGGTCAGACGGCTTGAATTTCACCTTGTGCCACAGGTGCTGTTCGATCACCTCATCATTGAGGACAACGCTGATCGGCGGGCTCTCCCGGCGCTCATACGACGGAGCCAGGGCCTTCAGCCATTCCTCGATGGACATGCGGCGGTCGGTCTTCCAGGTGCCGAGCGGAGCCGTATCACTCAGCTTGTTCGGGTAGAACTCGATCACGGTAATAGACCACCTTGGGATGAGCGGCTTCGAACTCGCCGGTTGTCCGGAGGCAGGCGCCCCCGGGGTTTGTGTCCAGCACCTTCAGACGCCCTTCGCTCTCGACTACGACGCCGACATGCAGGCACAGCGCGCCGCGGAATACGGCGGCGATAGCGCCAGGCTCCGGGGTGCACTCCTCCATGCCATGACGAAGGTCGTGGTAGGCGGCAGTGTTGGCCCTGAGCTTGTCCTTGCCCACGACGCCAAGGCTGGGCAGAAGCGGCAGGCCGAACACCTGATGGCGCACCGCGATGCACAAGCCCCAGCAATCGAAGGCAATAGGCCCCCGTGCACCCTCGCGATACGGGGCGCGCATGAATTTCTCGATCATGGTCAGATGTACTTCAGGCCAGGTGCCAGAGAGGTGGTCAGGACGGTGCGCAGACCGTTGGTGTTGAGGAGGTCGAAGAAACCGGCGGTGAGCTTGGCCACGTCGTCCTCATATTCCCGGCTGAGCAGCGTCATGCGGTACCGCTCGCTCGGGAATGACAGGTCCTCGGCCAGGTAACGCCGGAAGGTGATGATGAAGCGCTTGTCAGCCGCTTTGGCAGCCTCAACCACCTCCTGCACCTCGCCGGTCACGTTGTCCAGGCCAAGCACCAGGTTCTGGAACGCGCTGTTGTCGTTCTTCGGCAGGGCCAGGTCCATAGCCATCGCGATGAAGGTGAGCGTGCGGCCGTCCTCGGTGGTGCACACCCGATCTTCCCAGCCCGAACAGTAGAGGTGGGAGACGGTGCCACCCTCCTCCCGCGCCTCGATGGTGTCGACCAGCTCTCCGCGGCCTGATGCGTAGCATTCTTCGATCAGGCTCATCCGAAGTACCTCGTGTACCACTTGTCCAGGCTGCCAGAGAGCTGGGTGTTGAACTGGTCGAGCGGCATGCCTACCGACACGCCGATGTACTGGTCTTCAGTCAGAACAGGGCGCTCTTTCAGCTGCATCACCGCCGAGTAGCGCCAGCGGCTGATCTGCGTCAGGTCTGGGCCCTGGTAGATGCCCTTGAAGTGAGCGATGTAGGTTTTGAAGCCCACTGGCGTCTGCAGAGGCATCTCGAACCAGTCAAAGCCGTTGTTGATGGCCCAGACGTACCAGCCCTCGAACTGCGCCGCCTCTTCCTCGCTGAAGTTGAAGTTGACCTTCACCTCGGTCGGCACATACCGATGCCTGATGCGGTACCGCGACCTCCCGGTGACCATCGGCGTGGCCCGCATCGGATCAACCGTGCTCAGGCCATACCCCTCCTGCAGAGGAAGTGGCAATTCTGCCGGGTATTGAATCATTGCCATTCCTCATGTCATGGCTATTTGCGACCACTCCGTCATATCCTCCAAGCGCCCCAAGGTGTAGGAGCCGGCGGGGCTTGGATAAATACTGAAAGGAATGTCTTATGAGTTTTGAAAACCCAACAGATGCCGAAAGAGAGCTGCACGAGATGATCACCAGGCTAAACACCGAGCTTTCATCAGTTCGCTGCTTGGTTACCGGTCTCTGCCAGCACATCAAGGCCAGCCAAGGCCAGGAGGCGCTGAGCGCTGTACTTGCAACAGCGCTTGAGGAGGTCAAGGAGTGCGATCGAGCCTATGCATTGCCAGCTGACAGGCACACAGTGCAACGCTTTGCAGACGGATTCGTGAAGCGCTAAACGAATGGGGCCAATCCAAGGGCCTCTTCTATCCGGGCAAGCCTGTGATGAAGAATGCGGGCTTGCCTTTCTTTCTCGTCAAGCGAGCGCCGCATCCTTTCCCAGTTCACACGCCCTTGCTTGTTTTCCCGCTGCCAATCATCAAGGCCATCATTTTCTTCTGGCTTGAGCGCGATTTTCAGCACGGTGTCGACCCGGGCATATTCGCTGGATGGCGATGATTTTCGGGCGCGGACTCGAACGAGACCGTCGCCGATTAACTGAATAGCATCTGCATAATGATCCAAGGAGCCCAGGGTCCAGTCGCCGCTGAAGGCGTCGACCCATTCACCAGACTCGACGCCATCCTCGGCAACCTTCATCACCTGCACGCCAACCTTGACGGCCTCAGGCAACAGCGTCCCGTCGCGATCGATCATCGCCAGCCCATAAGGGAAGACAATGCTCAGATCAACTGCCGACAGGTCGAAGACTGCTCCGCGCGCGATGTCAGTCCAGCCTTCGGAGACAAGCGCCAAGACCGGGTAATGGGCTGGCGCACTGGTTGCTGCAACTACTTGCTGTTCCATGTGTATCTCCTGATTTTTAGGTGAGAGGACTGAGCCCCAGCGCTTCTTCTATGCGGGCAAGCCGCCGTTGCAGCAGGAGCTCTTTCTCGTCAGGCGGCACGACAGGATCGGACACAGTTGCACCCGGCCCAATCTCGGCCTCTTCGGTTTCAGTTGTCATGGCTTTCTCTTGGGCGGGATTTACTGCGGTTCTGCGCCGAATGGCGCCCATAAAAAAGCCCCGAGTTAACGGGGCTTCTGCTTAATCGGCCTGTTTTAACTGGCCAAGGCTGTATCCAACCACTTGGCTTATCCTGCCTCTCCATGTGACGCCTTGGCCATTACCAGAAGGGATACATCCTGATGGGGACCAGAACTTGGCATCCAAGAGATGGATGTAGATCGTGTTGTTCCCATTCGGCACCTCATCCTTCTCGTAGTAGCGGCTGCCGATCCTGCGCAGCGTCGCTCTGGTTACTTCAGCTGCTTCCGGAGTAAAACGCTGAACGAATTCATCGGTGTAGGCATCGAAGAATCTCTCACCCGATACCATAAGCCCTGAAATAACGCCGCCGCCAACCCAAAGCGTAATCGGCTGGCTGAAATCCTTGTCGTGATTGGCAAATGTCACCAAATGCTGCAGAAGCCAATCACGATCCACGCCGTCGCTAACATCTTCGCCAGCACTCTTTTGCCCTTCATTATTTTCCATGAGGCTTCCTCTCTGAATGGGCTGCCAGTCTAAACATGCATGATGTCACAGTGCTAGTCGTGACATAACTCTACCCGGCAGCCCGCTTCAGCCCATAGGCCGCCTCAAGGGTCTGAGATCGCTCACCCCCACCCCAGATGTCAGCGACGAAGGCGTCGATCTCAAGCTGCCCGTTGTCGCCGGTGCGCTGGTCTACAGTACCGGCTCGGGACCGATCTTCGATCAGGTTCACAGTCACGTTCGGCTGCGGAGCTGCAGCTAGCGCTGCCTGGCTCGTACTGGCCTGAGTCGATGAAGGCGCGCTAGAACCGCCAGCCACCGATACCCGCTCATTCGAGTTGATCGCCTCCAGCAGCGCCCGGTTACGCTTGGTCGCCGCGGCGTTCACCACGAACTCGCCGTCGCTCAGCCTGGCCATGATGCTGTCGGAGGTGCCGGTACCAGCGCCGGACACATAGCCGCCGGTGGCGAAGCCTGGAAGGCTTACCGAACGGATCGATGCAACCTGGGCCATCTGCGCCGTTAGCGCAGCGCCAGCGGCCGCAATACCAAGTGCAGGACCAACGATTGGGATTCCAGCCATTGCTGAGTAGGCATCACTCGCTGTTTTCGGGGCATTTATCAAGGCCTGAGCGATTGCCACGGCCTTCGAGACAGCAAACATCGCCTTGTAAGCCGATGACTGCTCGCCGGCGAACGTACCAACAACGCTGGTCAGATCGCTAAACATGTCTTGCGCAATAGAGATTCGAGCCATGCTCATGGCGCGCTCATTGCTCATGGTGTCAGCCGCCCGCTGCTGCTCAAGCTGGCGGATCGTCTCGTCGTACTGAGCGGCGTTCTCCACTTCCAGTTCGCGATACTGCTGATACATCGCGATGCGCTGGTCGTACCAGGCTTGTAGCTGGGCGTTCTCCTCGGCCATTCGGGTCAATTCAGAGCTTGGCCCGCCAACCTCGGCAGAGATGCGCGAGGTGTTAGGTTTGCCGCTGAAAATCTGGCCGTTGATCGACGCATCAATCCCGGCTTGCGCAATCTTTCCTGATGGCCCCTGCATTCCCGCCGCCGCCATCTTCTGGGCGTACAACTCGGCCAGGCTGTTGCCCTGAACATACTGTTCGTTGATCAGCTTGAGTCGAGCCAAGTGCTGATCCTGGCCTTGCACGATGGTGCCGTAGTTCAGGGATGCCTGGGCCAGTGCCTTGCTGTATTCCTCCTGGGTGATCTTGCCCTTGCTCAGGGCCAGGTCGAGTTGGCCCTGTTCCTTGGTCAGCGCCCTGGCGGCCTGAGCCGCTGGGTCGTACTGGCCATACAGGCGAGCGAAGGTGTTTTCCGCCTCAGCCACGCCACGGTTGACGTTCTTAGGTGCGCTCTTCTTCGCCTCGCGGGTTTTGATGTCCGCGATTTCCTGCTCGATGTTCTTGCGGGCCTTGGCGTAGTCGGCCTCTTCTTTCGCGCCAAACCCACCGTTTTTTATGGACTCAGCCTTTGTCTTGTCCAGATCCTTTAGATCGTCCTGCAGCTTCTGCGTCTGCGTCCTTGCAGATTTCGCCAAGTCAGCAAGCTGCTTGGACGTTTCTATCCGGCGCTGCTCTCGCGTGGTGATCTCTGCCTCAGCCTTGGCAGCAGCGGCTGCTGCTCCGCGCCGCTCGGTGATCAGTTTGATCTGCTCCCGTAGCGCCTGGTTGGTGTTGTCACCGAAGCTGAACAGGTTGGATAGCGCACCAACGAAGCCGCCTTCCTTGCGAGTGTCAAGAATTCGCTGAGCAATCTCCATCTGCTTGGCGTCATCAGGGAAGAGTTCACCCTTCACCTGGCTGTAGGCGTTGCTGATAGCTGTTCCGATGTCCTGCCAGTCGCGCTCAATATCAGACAGGGATTCGCGATAACGCCGGAGCCGCTCCTGGGCATTCTTGTTCAGCGACTCGCTCAGGGTGTCCAGCGCTTGTTGGCGCTTGCCTTGCTCGTCAAGTCCACGGATGACCTCATACTGCGCCGCGGTTAGCAGACCATATTCCGAACTGATCTTCTGAGCAGCCTTGGTGGCATTGTCGCCAAGGTCGCCGAATGCCTTTCCGACGTCCGCCGCACTTTGTCCGGTGAACTTGCTCACTGCCGTTGCGGCCTGGGCAAGGTTCCTGAACTGTATTTCACTCGTATGGCCAGCTGCAGCCAATGCGGTTACTGCATCTTTCGCGCTCGAAAGGCTGCCTGTTAGGCTGGCAGCAGACTTCGCAATCTCAGCCAGTGATTCAACTGTCTGACCTGAGTTCGCGCCGCCTTGGAACAAGGAAGCGTTGAATGCGCTGATCTGCTTCTCAACGTCGTAGAAGACTACGCCAAGTGTTGCAGCAGCTGCGGCAGCTACCGTTAGCGGATTGATCAGATCAAGGATGTACCCACCCATTGCCTTTGCAGCCGGCCCAACGCCCCCGAACATATCCTTGAGCTGGCCGCCCTGCTGCAGGAATACAGTAAGCGGCGCCTGGCCGGCCTGGAGGCTTACAGCGATATCAGTGAACTGCGCAGGTAGGCCTCGTAGGGCCGCCTGGTAGGCCTTAGCTGACATGCCTGCCCTGTTCATGCCGTCCGATGTGTCGCCCAGAGCCTCACGCATCGTGTTTATGCGATTGGTGTACTCCACAAAGGTGTCGCTCTCGACAACGCCGGATTTCTTGAACTTGGCCAGCTTTTCCTGCATGTCATCCAGGCGCCCAAGAGCCGCCACGGTCGGATTGATCTGACCGAGCAGCTGGGACAGTTCCTTTCTCTGCTCGTCGAGGCTGGACGAAAGCCCTTCGGTCGTTGAATTTGCACCATCGCCGGCACGCTCCATTTTCTCCAGCGAAGCCGTCAGATCGTCAGCGTTCCTTTTGGCGCTACGGGAATCGATCGTTATCGCAAGCCTTGATTCCTGCGCCATGTCTTTCTCCGGGCATAAAAAAACCCGCACTAGGCGGGTTCTTGGATGATTCGTTATCAGCTGTTGAGCAGCTTGGCTTTCTCTCGCTCGTACTCTTCTGGCGTGATATGCCCTTTGTCTTTCAGGGCAGCGAGACGCTCAAGTTTTCCGTATGCATCGGTTTTGGCTGACTCACTTGGAGCTGATTCTGATTCTTTACGGATTGCAGATGCAGACCAGATCAGAGCTGCCAGCCAGCCAATGCCGGTCCACCCCAAGAACAAATCCAGCAGGAAGATCGAGGTTCCATTGGGGTGGCCTCGCTTCGCAGCAATAAAGGTTGGAAGGAAGTAAATCGCGAAGGAAGCCGCGAGCAGAAATAGTCCCGCAAGCGGGCTTGAGCCATCGTTCATATCAAATCTCCCTGATTTGTGCTGAATTTATCACAATCCAGTGAAGACATGGCCTTCAACGCTTGGCGCTCTTCTGCCGCTCCTGCTCCTGCTGTTCATCCCACCGCCGGCGGAACTCGTCGTCCAGGGCGAAGATGGAGGCATCGAACTCTTCGCGGCATATCACCGAGGGGTAGCGGTCGAGGTATTCGGTGATCGCAGACGGTGCGATCGGGGCCGGCGCGCCGATCATGCCGACGTACTGCCGGGACCGGCCGATGTGCCCGTAGGCCTCCAGGATCTCGGCGACCACATCGTCGATCTCTGGCGGCTCTTGGGGCTTCAACCCGAGGCGCTCATGCTTCCAGCGCTTTTTCTCGTTTTCCGGCCCGGCCCAGTCCCTACCCCAGCGATATGCCGCTACTGCTTTTCCGCAGTGGCCTGGGCCTGCTCCTCGATGCGCTTGGCGATGTCCAGGGCAGTGCGCAGGGCAAGGAAGTAGATGCTGGGCTGTTGCTCGATCAGTGCCTTGCACAGCTGCGGGGTGTACTTGGCTGGCTCGCCCGGGCGTTCCTCGACATCGATACCCTGCCAATCCTTGATCAGGTGCTTGGCGGCGAGGTCGATGAACAGATCGTCGTCGGTTTCGAGTTCGACGTCTGGGATGGAGTCGACGGTGAAGCCAGCGGTGCCCACGCCGGCCTGCTGGTTCAGCGCGGCCAGGTGTCGGCGGATCACAGCCTGGTGCGACTTGTAGATCGGGTTGGCGATGGATGCGACCAGAATCGATGCAGTGTCCGGCCCCTTGTCGCATTTCACGGCCAGGCCGTCCGGGCCGACCTTGAAGTGCACCCAGCGCTCGCCGTTGATGTCCAGCTCAGGCTTCTTTGCAATGGTGATGCCCATGGTATTCCTCTGCGGTAAAAGGCCCGACGCACACCGCAGGGCGCGCCGGGCAAAGGGTTAAGCGGTAACGGTGACAGCGCAGGTGTCGGTCTTTGTGCCGTCTACAGCGCTGGTCGCGGTGATGGTGGCGGTGCCGACTGTCAGGCCCTTGACCAGGCCGGTCTCGCTCACGCTGGCGATGGCCGGGGCGGAGCTGGTCCAGGTGACTTGCTGGCTGGCACCGGCCGGGGTGACCACGACTTCGAGGTCGCCGGTGTCGCCCACTGCCAAGCTCAAGGTGGCCGGGGTGACATCCACGGCAGCCACAACGATCGGCGCCGGCAGGCGGGTGATGGTCGGGGCCACGCGGCGGGCGGTGTAGTTCAGTTCCACCTGGATGATGTCGGTCGAGCCGCCATCAGGCCAGTCAGCGGTCACTTCCATCTCGGGGATCAGGAACTGGTAGCCGCCGTCAGCGTTGCCGATGGTGAATTCCAGGCTGATCGCGTCGTTGCCCTTCTGGGCCTTCCACAGCTCGTAGGCCATCTTCGACCAGCTGATTGTGATCGAACCGGACGGGGTGAACGTGGTTGCAATGATGTTGCCCGGGTATGGGTTGCCATTGCCGATGCAACGCTGGGTTTGCACGTTGTTGTCGAACTGCAGGTTGAAGCTGTCGACGCAGGCGTTGTCCTCACCCACTTGGACGCCGTTGATCTTCAGGCCGCTGATGTCCTTGAAGCTGAAGCGGCGCTGGCTGGTCTCGGGCTGGGCGTTGACGATGAACGACGTGTTGTCGCCCTTGTCATCCCAGGAGCGCGCCGCCATGGTCATGGTGACCGTGACTTCGTTGTCGCCCGGGAAATCGAAGTTCATGTTGGCGACTTGCACGCCACGGGCAATGGCCGAGACACCGATATCGGTCGCGTAGGATGCGATCGAGAAGGTGATGCGGTCGTCGCCCATGGTCAGGACGTTGCCGGCCCAGTCCTTGCCGAAGCAGGAGGCCATGAAATCGTCCAGTGCGCCAAAGCGCCATTTGGTTTCGATATCGCCGCCAACGTCCACGGTCGTCTGGGCAGTGCCCTGCGACATGCGGGTGAAGCCGATTTCGTTGTTCTCTTCCGAGTTGAAGGTCGGCATCAGGCCATTGCTGATGCGGGTCAGCACCTTCCAGTCACCGGCCGGCGTCACGCCAGGCGTCACCTCTCTGATGGAGGCGAGTTGTACTTTTGCACCGCTCGACATGGGGTGTTTCTCCTATAAGTAGGCGTAAAAAAACCGCCATGTGGCGGTGCATTGGTCGGGTTCTGGTCAGGCCGCGTCGAGCCCAAGTGTCATTTGCAACTGGTCGCGCCAGTATTCGACCTGGTGCTCCAGGCCTGGCTTCTTGTTTCGCCAGCGGGCCAGCTCACGACCGCTCAGGCTTGCAACGGCCTTCGCGTCGTCCAGAGCACGGCAGGCGCGGTCAAATTGCTGCTTTTCGTTCAACTCGCCGCGCAGTAGGGCGTCAATGTGCAGGTCTGCCCATACGGCGAAGTCATCATCGAGCCAGCGGGCGAATGCTACCGCGAGTTTTGGGTGAAGCCAGGTTCCCTGTCCCTTGCCGCCCTTCACTGCCTCGACAAGACCGAAGTGAGATTTTCCCACTTCGGTGTCCAGGCCCAGTGCTCTCGCCAGAGCTTTGAGGTAACTGATGCTTGCGGGCAGGCGCAGCCAATCGACCGGGCGCTTGCCGAAGCGCTTGGCTACGTCCGTGGCGTTGATCCATCCATCGCTGTTGAAGCGTACGGCTTTGCCTTGGTAGTGAAACGGAATGACGTTGCTCTCGATCATCTGTGACACCTCGTTCATCAGGCGAATAGAAACGCAGCCGGGGCGGACGGATGAACGAACATCCACCGTTCGGCTGTACGGGCCTAGGCTGCGTGTTTGGTTGCCTTGCGGCAGAAATTGGCGGGCTCAGTAGGCCCGGTATGGGATCGACACGTTGACCTGGTACCAGCCATGGCCGTCATCGCCGATGGTGCTGGCCGAGGCTGCGTAGCACTCAAACGGCCCGGTCGGGTCGCTGTAGAACTCGAAGTGCTGCACCAGCGTGTCGGCAGCCTTGGTGATGGCCAGGGTGCCCTTGTTGCTGGGCACGAACAGCTGAACCATGATGATGCCGGTGCGGCGCACGCAGGGGCCGATGCCGGTCTCTGGCGCGCTGGACAGCCCTGGCACATCCGCCAGCCTGGCCCAGATGGGCTTGCCGGCGGGGTCGAACGGCCCCTTGGGGTTGTTCGGGTAGTCCACAGCATCAGCGGGAATGCCCACCCACTGCGTCATGCGGCCAGTAACGATGGCCCGGATTTGTTCGAAGGTCATGAGTAGGCCTGCGAGACGCTGTTGAACGACACCGCGTAGATGCCGGCGGGCGCTTGTTGAGAATGGCCGTCCTCAAGCGGTACCGCGTATGGAAGGTTGTTCTGGATGTAAACCTGTGTGTACGGCTCCAGGCCGGTCGTGACCCTGAGGCCCTGCTGGATGGTCTCCGAACCGGTCGGGTCGACATTCGGGCTGCTGGTGTACACGGGCGCGCCCACGCTGACGATGTTGTTGCCCCGGAACCGCCCGGTGTCGACTGGCGACCGCAGCACAATTTCGTTGAGCATGGCTAGGGCAATGACGCGCACGCGCTGCGTCAGAGCCTCTTCGACCAGGCCGGTGAACAGGCTTGGCGGCGTGCTCCATCCCCTGCTCTTGGCCATGGCTACTTCCTCAGCTGCAATCGGTAGGTGGCCGAAGCCGGGTCTGCGCGCACTGACTTGACCAGATAGACCACCTGCTTGGTGCGGTCCATAAGGTCGGGCGCAGTGACCTTGTGTCCAACATCCGGGGTATCGGTAACCTCGTTGGCAAGCGCAGTGAGGCGCAGGTCACCGACCAGGATGTTGATGTTGTCGATCCGGCTGTCTTCGTAGCGCGAAAGCACGCCACGCCCTGTGTAGGTCACCGGCTGAGCGGTGCTCTCCTCGGTAACCGGATCGATAACACCAGGCCCCATGTACTCGCCCGTGAAGGCCAGCACTGCGTCGGCCAGGTCAGTATTGAACGCCTCGGCCAGGTCGGCCTGCAGCTCGTCGCGAAGTCCCATATCAGCCCCTCACGATCTTGGTCTGACCGCTGTTGTTCAGGTAGGGCGCCAGCAGCGCCAGGGCGAACGACTCGCCCGCGCTGATTGTGCGGGACGACTCGGCGTAGGTCTTGCTGCTCGATACGCCGTCAGCATCCACCGACTTGCTCAGCACGCCGGTTTCCTTGCTGCCGTAGATGTTGCCCGCTGCAGCCTCTCGGGCAATCTCTGCGCCGGCCTGAATGACGTCGTCTGGTACCGGATCAAACTCAGGCAGGCCGAGATTGGTAAGCCAGGTGTTGGCCATCAGCACCGCCCGGGCCTTCTGGTCGGCGGGCGCCCAGGTCGGCCCAAGCAGGGCGTCTACCTGCTCGACGGTGATGTAGGTGGTCATTACTTGGCCTCGTCCAGCAGCTTCTGGAGGTCTTCCAGGCTGGCGTCAGGGCTGAATTGCACCCCCTTTTCGTTCAGGGCAGCCTGCAGCTTTGCCTTCAGTTCGGCTTCTTCGGCAGCCTTCTTGTCGGCAGCGGACTTGCCAGCCTTCGAGCCTTTGGTCTCCTTCAGCGGCTCCGGGTGCTCGTAGCCATCGGGCGCGAAACGCGCATCGATGATCTTGTAGCCCTTCTGACGCAGTTCGGCCTTTCGCTCAGGGCTGACAGGGTGTTTCTCGTAAATCACTTTCTCGCTCATGGCGATCTCCTGGGAAGGCGCCCCGGAGGGCGCGGTACCGGTTACTTGGTGGCGTCACCGATGGTCAGCACGCCGGCAGAGGCCTTGATGCTGTTCGCCACCAGATCCCAGTTGGTGCCGGTGGACAGTTCGGCGTTGGTCGGCGACTTGCCGCCGTTGGCGGTGTCCCAGGTGTAGCCCTTGAGGCCCAGGCCGAAGGTGTAGTCGGCCTGCATGGTGGTCTCGATACGCTCCTTGCCGTTGGAGGTCTCGATGTTGGTGATCAGGTCGGAACCATCCATCACCACCGCGGCGCCGTCAGCCAGACTGAGCACCTTCTGCTTGTTCGGGGTGCCGGCCTCGTACAGAGCCGGCGCGTCGGTGATGATCACGGCCTTGCCGAGGATGTCGACCACCTGCACGCCGGAGAACTGGAACAGGCGCTCGGCGTTGGCGAGGTTCTGGCCGACCAGCTTGTGGTACATGGCGCCGGTCATGACCTGGGCCACCAGGCGCTGCGAGGCGTCACCGAACAGGGCATGGGCGTTGTTGATCGCGACGTAGGTCACACCAGCGGTAGCCGAAACGTCGTTGGTGGCGCTCGGCTGGTTGCCGATGGCGCCAGCCAGGGCCGAGATGGCGGTGTTCAGCTGGTCCGCCATGATGGCTTCGGACAGGTTGCGGCTGATCACTTCCAGCGCTTCTTCCGGATTCTTCTGGATCCAGGAGAGCTGGGAAGGCTCCCACAGGATCGGGCCGAAGCCGCCGGCGATCTTCACCGAGTCGTACTGCTTCTGGGCCAGCGGGGTGGACGCCTGGGCGCCGTTGGCGGCGTAGCGGTCGACACGACGCTGGGCGCCGTGCAGGCCGGCCCAGAACGATTCCTGCAGGAAGTCGCCGTCGATGCCCTGGGTGGTCAGGCGGATGGCGCCGGCAGAGGACGCGTTGAACTTCTCGACATCCTGAGCCAGGGTCTCGATGGTGGTGCGCTTGAGGTATTCGTTGAATACCTTCATGTTCGAAAGGGCCATTGGGCCTCCTTATTCGCTTGCGGTCAGGCCCTTGATGGCTTCCAGGCGTTCAGCCTTGGTGCCACCAAAGTTGCCCTTCGTGGTTTTGTGCTGGCCACCGCCGTTCGGCGCGCCGCCGCCATTGGCGCCGGAGCTCTTCAGGATGTGGTCGCGATGGGGGTACTGCGAGACGAGGGTTTCGAGCGCTTCGTTGAAGTCGGCCAGTTCACCCGGGCGAGCGCGGCTGAAGATCTTCTGGCCTTGGGTGTCGTACGCGACGACCTTGCCTTCCTCGATCTTGAAGTTGCTGCCGAAGGCGGCCTGGACCATGTCAGCGGGAACAGCCATCTTCTCGGCGATGAACTGGGAGCGTGCGAAGCTGCCGCCGATCTTCTCGGCATACAGCTGCTGCTCGAAGGTCTGCGCCTTGCCGTTGGCTTCATCCAGCTGGGTTTGGAAGGCCTTGCTGATTTCGCCCTTAACCTTCTCGATCTCGCCGGCATCCACCAGCTTCTTGGCGTCGAGGTTGGCGACGATCTCCAGGGCTTTCTTGGCGGCCGCAGCATCTTCGATGCCTTCGAACGCCTTCGCAGTCTTCTCGAAGCCGTCCGCGCGCTCGCGGTGCGACTTGGCTTCGGCATTCAGCCGGGTGATGGTGTTGCGGGTGCCTACGGCATCGAATGCGACTTCCTTGCCATCGTCTTCGACGTAGACAGGTTTGCCATCTTCGATCACCGCGTACTGCTTGCCATCCACTTCAACGGTTTTGAGTTTCATCTCGTCTCTCTGGGCCATCCGGCCTGTTGGTGAGCCATCCGGCCCCAGGTCGCCCCGTCCATCCGAACCGCAGGCATGAAAAAGCCCCGCACTTGGCGAGGCTCTGGAATTGCGCGCCACGGAATGGCGCATTTGTGTTTTGTGGCGCGGGCTACAACAGTCGCTCCCGCAGCTCGTCGAGCGTCAGGAACTTGCCCTTGTCGTTGTAGAAGTCCTGCAGCTTCAGCTTGTCTTGGCGCAGCAGCTTCCCCCGCTCCGGTCCAAGGATCTCGTCCTGGCGTGCGGCAGGTTGGCGGGCAAGCCATTGCGCATAGGTGGTCTGCTGCGGCACCTGGCCATCCATGCTCGCCCGGGTCGCCGCGTCGCTGATCCCCAGCGACAGAGCGCTCTTGAGGATCGGCAGCTTGGTCGAGCGGCAACAGAAGTGAATACGGCCAGGGCCGGCGAGCCACGGCACCTTGTGCCCGATGGGCCGGTAGGTGCCCAGCGTGTACGGCAGGCGGTCACGGATTCGGCAGGTCGTCGATGTCCGGTTATCCAGCGTGCTCAGCCACTCAACATGGCTGATTATGTCGCTGTTGGCCTCGAACGCCTTGTCGCTGGCCGTCTCTGCTGTGCTGGATACTGCCGACCGGACAACCGCCTCCACCTCCCGGCGAGACTTCTGCAGGATGCCATCAGCGTACTTCTCCGCCTTGGTACCCATGATCTGCCGGACGATCTCCGGCGTCGTTCGGCCCTCAAGCACTCCAGACCGCACGGCATCGCGGATCGACGCAGCGCGGTCAGCCTCGATGCCCGCCATCCATTCGCTGAGCAGTCGCCCCTGGAAGGGCCTTGCCAGCGCAATGGCGCGCACCTGGCTGAACTGAGCCACGGCAACCGGGAATCGCGCCTGCACAAGCTCAGGAACAGCCGCTGTAAGCGCGCCAGCCTGGAACGCGATCTCGTAGCTTGCTACGCCGTCGATGACGCCTGTGATCGCCTGCTGCAGGCTAAAGAACGTAGATTGATTGATCCGCAGCACGGGCGCCAGAGCGGCATCGATCGCTGCAACCGACGCGCCTGCATCCAGGCTGTCGATGGCAGCAATGAGCGCTGCCCGCAGCTCAGGGTCGGAACTGTTCAGGATCCTGATGATCGCCACGACCTGGCTGTTGCTCAGCCTGGATAGGTCAACCTCATGGCCGATCAGCTCGTCCAGTAGCTTCTCGTTGGCGGTCTTCATCACAGCGTACCGAGTGCCGGGCCCTGGGCCTCAATCTTCGCCAGTTCCTTTTCCCAGTCGTATTCGTCGCTAATCACCCCGCGGCGCTGCATCTCGGTGAATAGCGTCTCCTTGCTGATCATCCCGGCATTGGCCATGGAGACCAGGGTCGGCAGCGACACCTCTGGCATGTAGTCGACATCGAAGTTGCCGCGCATCTCGACGGTGCCGCCCTCGCCCAAACCGCGGTAATCGGCCATGAACTGGAGCAGCTGCGCCAGGCAGTCGGCGAAGTGGTGAGCCATGCGCGCCAGCGGGGACAGCTCCTGAGCAGCCTCCTCTTCCGCCTGGGTGGCAGTCTTGGTGGCCGTCTTGTCCGGCGTCAACAGCTTGGCCCCGGCCATCCGCATCTCGTTGATCAGGTCCTGCAGTGCAGTGCGGCCCGACTCAACGGCCTTGCCGGTGTGCTCGACGTACTTGAGGTCACCGTCCTTAGGCAGGTCGGTCAGCTGGCCGGTGCCAACCTTGAACTCTGGCGGGATCACCTTCCCCTGGTTGTCGTACTGGGTCTGGATGCCGATGCGAACCAGGATCGGGACGCGGATCACGTGAAGGATGTTGTCCTGGTCGCTCTGGCTCTGCCAGTGCTTCACGTTCAGGTGAGCCAGTTCGATCAGCGGCGGCTTGGCCGTCATGAACCCGGTGCGGCCAGTGTAGAAAGTGACCCATGGGATAGCGGTCAGGCTGTTGGTGCCTTCGTCGTGCTGAACCCAGGCGCCGCCGTTGGTGCCTTTCCGGTAGGTGCGCCAGGAGCCAGGCTCCAGCACGCGGATCTGCTCGACGCACTTGGCGCCGAATTCGCCATCTTCCTCCTCGACCACCTCGATGTAGCGGATCATGGTCAGGACTCCGCCCTTGGAGCGCCATCCCAGTACCTGCTCAGGCCTCACCATCACAACGTATGGGCGCACACCGGCGGCCTGCTCATCGGCCTGGGTCTTCAGCTCGCCCGCCGGGGGATGATCGACGAAAGCATGGCACAGGCCGTGGCTCAGCCCCTCGGTGAAGAAGCCAACAGCCCAGGAATTCAGGTCGTTGCCGGCGTGATCGATGTCCGTGGTCATCTGGACAATGGCCTCTGGCACATCGTCACCAACCTGCAGCGGCTCGGCGAACACTCGGGAGGTCATGTTGCCCACGGTCTCGGAATACGCCGGCAGCAGGGTCGAGAGGCGCAGGCGCTCTTTGTAGGCCTCGTCGTCTTCGGCTGGGTACTGCGGCAGCAGGGTCTTGCCCGCCGCGCGCATCGCCATCGTTCCACCCATGAGCGGCGAGATCACGGCCCAGTAGGCGCGCATCGCGTCGACAGCGGGCAGCGTGATGCTCGGGTTATCGCTCATGGTCACATTCTCAGGGATTGGCTTGTGGTCGTCGCCACGTTGATCGGGTAGCGCTTGGCGATGAAGTAGCCGGCGGCGTCGTTCATGTGGTCGTGCCCCTTCTTCGGGTCCTTGTCGGGTTCGCCATGCTTGTCATAGGTCTGCCGCTCGAGGCACAGGGTCAGCTGCGGGCACTGGTCCATGTTGACCTTCAGCCGGCGCTCGCCGTAGGTGTTCAGCAGCATGGCGTTGACCGAGTTCACCCGGTCTTTGACGCTTGGGTTCTGGGTGTCCACGATCACCGTGAATCCGGCCTTACGCAGCAGGGAAAGGTCAGACTCGCTGGCGTTCTTGCTGCTGGTGTTCTGGCCGCTGGCGTCTGGATAAACGGCAATGCCGTGCCCGGGGAAGCGCGCCTTGATCTTCTCGATCATTTCGGGCGTGTCGCGCACCGAGTGGAACTCGTCCAGGGCCAAGGGCAGGCCATCTCTGAGGACATAGACCACTGCGGCCATCTTCATGACGTTGAAGTCCATGCCGATATGCAGGGCCTCGCCAGGCTTGATTCGCTCGCTTGTGCGGCTCTCGCTGCGGCTGAAGGTGTAGTAGACAACCCCGGCGTAGTTCTCGAAGCTGGCCTCGTATTCCTGGCGGAACGTGCGAGGGTCCATCTTGCGTCGGGCTGCGTCCAACTCCTCAGCAGGGACGTTGCCTCCCTGGAGCGATGTGTAGAGCCAGCTCTTGTGGTCAGGCTCGCCGTCAGCCTGCCCGTCGCGGTATGTGTCGAAGCAGTGGTTGAAGCCCTTGGGGGTGCCGATGCGCAGCGCATGTCCGCCCTTGCACTTACCGACACCAGGCACAAAGTACTCGCAGGTGGACAGCATCGGTCGCAGGACTTCTTCCCAGGCAGCCCACTTACAGTCTGCCCATTCGTCCACCAGCACGAAGAACAGGCCTGAGCCGCGCAGGTCGTCGTAATTCTCCAGGCCCACGCAGCGGATCAGGTGGCCGCTCTTGAGCGTGATCAGCATATCCGACTCGTTCGGCTTGCACTCACGCCACTCTCGCGGAATGGCCTGCTTCAGTCGGCGCCAGAACACTCGGCGAGCCTGCTTCTGCGTCGGGGCCGCGTACCAGATCTCATCCTCAACGCTCACGCCCCACTCCGCAGCCAGCCGGGCCGCACGACGCATCTCGGCCTTGCCAAGGAAGGTCTTGCCGAACCGCCGACCACAGACCGCATCGCGGAAGCGGGCATTACGCTGGAAGCCCCACACGTAGATGTTCGCCTGCTTCGGCGTCAGCTTGACCGGCGCCTCATAGGTACGGGGTAGCGGGGACATTCTCATCAGGCTCCAGCTTGTACTCAGCAACAGCGTGCTGCTGGTCCGCCTGGGAGCCCAGGGGCTTGTCGGGTTCAATCTTGCGGTTGACGTACATGTCGCCGCATTCCTTGGCCGCCTGCTCGTATAGCTGAGCGGTCAGGGCCAGGTTGCGCATTCCCTCAGCTTTGTCAGCCATCCGGTTCAGTCCGCGCAAGCGATATGCCTTGTTGGCGATCGGTATTGCAGCGATGTCCTCGCGGAAGCGCTGGCGAGTGTCCTCGAACAATTGCTTCCACTTGGCGGCCAGGCCTTTGCCCGAAACCTTCGTGGGGTCGTGCGACTCGATCTGCTGCCTGGTGATAGTGAGGCCGAATTCCTTTTGGACCGACTCGGCCACCTGGGAAGGCGTATCGAAGCAGGCCAAGGCCTGAATCACGAAGACCTTCACCTCACTTGATAGGGCTGCCATAGGCTTTCATCCGTCCAAACCTGTCCAAAATCAGGCCGACTTGAGTAGACAGGTTCCGCAGGCCCTCGAAATGTTGATCTTGGCCACCTCAGGCGGCCGGCTCGCAGCTTCGATCAGCTGCTGTACGTCGTGGCTTGGCCCATACCGGCGAACTACCCCGACGAACTCTTCAACGTCGTGTCCACGCATCTCAAGCTTGGGCATGCCGTCTTGAGTGAATGCCGGGGCACCGTACTTATCGAGCTTGTGCCCGATGTGGTACATCTCATGCTCTACCAGGGCGCAGAATTCAGCCTCGCTACACTGGGCGCAGTAGTCGCCGGCCAGAGTGATGAGGAACTCCGGCTCTTCGCCGAACCAATCACGCATCTGCTGCTCTTGTCGGGCCTTCTGCCACCCGCCTGCACGAATCATCAGCTGCTCGGCCTGGCCCAGCACTGAGCGCCCCTTCTTGTTGAAGGCAGAGGACGCCCACAGTACGCCGACATTGGCGTCGATGAGATGGGAGTGCTCGGGGTTGTGAATGCTGCCGGTTTCGGCCAGGACCTCGCGCTTTATCCACTCCCATACCTCATGTCCTGGTGCAAGTATCAGGAATGGCGACTCGAGTAGTTCGGCTGGTGGCATTGGCCTGCTCATGAGTCACCTGCAACTTGAAATGATGGCGCGTTGCCGGTATTGGTAGCGAACAAACTCAACCAGGGAGCCTGAGCATGGATTTCGAAACAGCTGATATCGATATCAACCAAGGATCAGAAAGCCACGTAAGGCTCTCTTCAGTGCCTTTCCACTTCAACCCAGGCGAGCGCTCTCTCTACACCGGCGCTGATGGGTCCGGCGGAGTTGTTCAGCGTGCCGGCTGGCTGGGCCTGAAGACGGAGCCTTTCAATGGCTGGCTCTTCGCTCACACCATTTCGCTGACTGGCAACAGAGGCTCCGACTTTGTGTTCGAGGTGAAGCGGAACTTCAACACTCCGCTGCAAGATGGCGAGTGGCTGTGGTTCCCTGCTTCGCGTCACACGGTCGAGCCATACCGCGGCTGAGTCGCTGAGCGGCAGGATCAGAAGCCCTTGATGGTCATTACCCTGATCTTGCCGCCTGTGCTGGTATCGCGCTTGGCAGCCATCTCGACGGCCTTCTCAGCGGAAGCCCCCATATCCATCGCAGCGAATGCGTATGGCGTTCCGCTGCCGATGGCATACGGCCGATCAGGCTTGATAGGCGACTTCCAAAGCCCGGTGTCGTCATCCACGGCAACCATCATCAGGTTGCCGCTATCCAGGACGATTGCCGAGGCGTCGACCTTTCCAGCCGGCGCAGTCCCGAAGTAGGCCCCCACCAGCGCGTCATAGTCACAGAGGGCGCCGGACAGGAAGAACTTCACCCCATCGCGCTCAATGCACTTGTCGCAATCATCGTCGGTGATCAAGTCGCCTCGGGTCACGCGGGAGTCGTAGGCGATCACGCCATCCTTGTAGGCGATGGTGGTCATTCAGGGTGAACCTCGATCTCGATGCCGCGGCCCACCCAGTAGCTGACACGCTCCAGGCATGGCTCACGACGGGTCAGCTGTGCCAGGGCCAGAACACCGGCCAAGTAGTATGTCAGCCACCACCGCTGGCGGCAGACGACATGAGCAGTTACCGAAGCCATTGGCCATTCCTCGCGCCACGAAACGGCGCATCTCCAATTTGTGGCGCGGGTTAGGGCCCATCGACCTTTCGTTCAGCCCAGCGTTTGCCAAGCTGGCGAGCCTGCTCAACGCCAAGCACGCCGACAAAGCCAGCGGTGGCGAACGACCAGGCTATGCTGAGGCCGAATTCCTTCACAGTCAGTCCGACCACCATCACGATCAGCGCGCCAAGCGTTGCCTCGATTAGTTGGCGGACTGGGCGGGTTTCCTTGCCGTCGTACTGAATACGCAACCAGGTCAGGGCGAATGTCAGGCCCATCGCCAGGCCGTTCTCTCTCAGGGCTGTCAGTACAAGCACCCAGAAGGATGGGTCTTTCTCTGGCATATGGGCCATCTCGATTCCTCCCGTTGCGGGGAGCTATGAATAAAAAACCCGCACAGGGCGGGTAGTGGCTTCGTGCTATGTTTCAGGGTTCTCACACCATGGAGTCACACAGCATGAAACCGGAAATCCAATCAATTGGCTTTGATCAGGCCTGTATGCGGGTATCAGTCAAGGTCAACGACACTTTGAACATCAATGTGACCTTGCCAATACCGCCAATTCAGTACGAAAACATGACAGTCGCTCAAGTCCGTGACGCGGCGATTCAGCACGCTAAAAACCAACATCGAGACTGAGTCAGCTTCCGCTGTAGACTTTGCTCTGCAAGTTGTCGATTTGCGCTTGCAGGGCATCAACCTTACCGCCAAGCGCAGAATCGGCCGCGACCCTAGCGGCAACTTCCGATTGGATCAGCGCGGTGAGTGACTCTACCCGAGAGGCTAGGTCGGCCGCCTGGGCTTGAAGTCGGGCCAGCATGGCGTGTACCACATCAACACTAGAGCGCAATGACGCGATGGCTTCGTTGGTTTCGGACATTTGCTAACTCCAGATACGAAAAAGCCCCGGCAGATACCGAGGCTTGGAATGGGTGCGGAGGGCCGGTGCTTACCCGGCTTGGTGGCCTGGATCGCTGGGCCACATACCCCAGACTCTCACCGCGTAGCCGATCAGGGAGCGCACGGCTTTGATCGACGCCACTACCGACTTAGCCCAGCTGCCTGAGCGTGTCATCCGCATAAAAAAGCCCGCACAGGGCGGGCAAAGAGGGATCGTGCTTTTTTAAATCTGGTGGCTGTAGAACAGCGAGTACGACTCGATACCGTCGTTGGGCTGCTTAATGCCAGCGTTGGAGTAGTGAATCGCTCGGATGCCAACCTTCTGCGTCTCGCCGATCTTCAAGCCCGCACCGATGCGGTCTTCGAAGTTGAAGGCCGAACCAAAGTCCTGGTCACCTGCGGACGTACCAGAGAAGACCGCCAGGCCGATGCCAGCCTCAACGAATGGCTTCACGTTACCGCTGCCGAACTCGTAAACGAAAACTGGCGCAAAGGACAGCGAGTGAGCGCCACCGGAAGCATCTCCTGCTTCCCAATAGGTATACCCAGCATCCCAGTAACCGGTTAGACGGCCAGTACTGGATTCAAACCAGCTTTTGTCCCAGTTAAAGCCAACGCCTGCACGCGCCGTAATGCCGCCTTGACTTGTCGCACCCAGCGCACCGGAAAGCTCAGCTGCTCCGGCAGACGCAGCAAAAAGGGACAGTGCTGCAGCAGCTAGAACTGTTTTCATAATCACGGTCTTCCATGTTTGTTTAGTTAGCAACCTATCAGAATCATAGCGCCATCAAAACGTTCCGTGCTACACAAAAAAAATCTGACCTCGCCAGAGGTGGCGTCGGGCCTCTTGAGGGCCTCTTCGGGCAATAAAAAACCCGGCTCATTGGCCGGGTTTCTTTTCGTCACTCCTCAACACGCGCAGGAATGACAGGATGGGGATATATTCGGCAATGCGGCAAAGGATGTCAAGCTGCCATCTTCACAAATAGCTCTTCTCGCTCCAGAAGCTCTACGCCAGCGTTTATGGCCTCGCCTACCATTTCCTCCAGGGCCTTGTGGATCTTGCTCCGCCAGTCACGGCGAGTGCGCTCCGGGGTGCCCTTGTTGTCATCCCACAGGTTCATGTCGTAGATGTTCGCCTGCAGGATGGCGGAGGACCGCTTTCCATCTGCGCCAGGCTTCTGCGGCTCTGCCCAGGTCAGTACTGCATAAAACTTGAAGTGCTGGTGTGCGTGGGTGGCGATCACCCGGCCTAGACCCTTGATGGCATGACCCCGCTCTGTAGTGTCCAGCGTGTAGCGAGCGATCAGCGCATCCCAGTGCCGCGGCAGCAGGCGCTTGTGAAGTAGGCTGCGATACTCGCAGTCCATCTCGAAGCGCTCCTGGCGACTCAACCCACCGTAGCCTGCGCAGCCCTGGTCAGCGTCGACCCAGGCCGCCGAAGCGGTTTTCCCTTCCGATCCAGCCAGCAGTATGCGGATCAACACGGATGTCTTGTTCATGCCTGCTCCTCATTCTTGCGGCGGCTTGCGATGGTCTTGGCGCGGACGACGCACCAGGTGGAAGCGATGGTCATGGCCAGCAGCAGCGCGCCGGCGGTATCTGCGATTGTCCAGGTCATGCTGCTTCCTCTTGCGCCTGAATACGGACGCGCACGGCGCCGCCCTTGGTCGTTTCCTTGCTCACCCTGATCTGGGTGGCGAACACGTTGTCGTCGATGCCCAGGGCGTCAGCCAGGCCGTCACGGCCAGCCTTGAACATCGCCAGCAGGTTGTCGTCGTCGCGCCGGCGGCGATCGGGCGGAACGAACTCGAGCATGAGCAGAGCATCACCTTCCGGCGCCTGTATACCGGCCTGCTTCGCCAGCAGGTGGCAGGCTGCCCGGTAGGACTTGGCCGCCCTGCTCTTCTTGCTCCAGTGCCCGCGCGAGTTCGGGCTGCATGCGGCCGGTGGCCACGGTAGTGTCAGTTCCGTCATGCGGCCCCCTTCACGGTCAGAATGCCGGCCCGGATCAGGGCCTCATGAGTCTCAGCGATCGCCCGAGGCATGTCGGACCAGTCCACTTCACCTTTCCCGCGACCGTCGAGCACGTCATGGCAGGCGCTGCAGGCGTATACCGCCACGGTGTCGAAGCCCTTCATGCCCATGCCCTTCTGCCCGCAAGGCAGGTGGGCCAGCACGGTGGTCTCCGGGTTGAAATTGCATGTGCCGGGAATCCGGACAGTGCAGTCCTGGCCGCGTGCGCTCTCGCGCACCTTCTTGCTGACTACGCGCATGGCTCGGCCTCCTTGGCTTTCTGATGCTCGAGCTCGAAATCGCCGCGCAGCGGTGACAGGCGCTCAGGGAGTATCAGGTCTATCCCCCCAGCATCCCGCCCGCCGAGCAGCAGGCCAGGGGCGTAGCACATCCACGCAGACCGATCGCTGACGTTCTGGAGCCCGCGACCACATGGCATTGGACCTGTTTCGCCAGGCATGACAAGCCGCAGAAGCTCGACGCACCGACCTACGTTTGGGTTGTTTCTGCGCGGCGAAGCAATGATCAGCGCCTGGTCACCCGGCTTGAATTGATGGCTCATCAGTACTGCCCTCCCCACCGATCCGGCTCAGTCCAACGCACGCCATGCTCGGCGCCGAAGGCATGCATAACTTCGAACAGGTCGCTGAACCACTTCTGCGACTGCTTGCGGGTCGAGACGCCAAGGACGACGAAGCCACCGTCGATGCCAGGTACCGCGTCCTGCTTCTGCACTGCGGCGCTAAAAATATGCTTCCAGTCCTCGTCGGTGAGCTTGCGGCCGTACCACTCCACCTGCTGGGATACGTCGCGGAGCATTGCCCACATCTTCCGGTTGCAGACGTCCGGGCGCTTCTCGTCCTTGATCACCACAACCTTGGGCTTGGTCAGGTCGATGGCGTGCAGGGCGCCGTAGAGGCGGTTGAGGTCCTGGGCGCTACGAAGAGCGAACTCAGCCACGCTTCACCCCCTTGCCTGCGGCCTTGATCGCTCGGGCCGCCCTGATGAAGCCGCTGGCAGTTCCGCAAAACATCGCCCAGGCCAGGTAAAGCGCGTACATGGACAACATCGCGCCTCCGGCTCCCATGACCGCGTAGCCAACGAGTTGAGCGAAATTATTCATGGTCATGGCTCGCCTCCTTGGCCATGGCCGCCGCGTGAATTTTCGCCACGCACCCGGCAAGGTCGTGTTTCTCTTGGAAGTACTCACTTGCATAGGCGCCCCAGGTAGCTACTTCCTCGGATGCTTCCAGCAGCGCCGAACGCAACGCCTCGTTCTCGGCCTTGAGTCTCACCACATCGTCTTTAAGCGATTTTCCGGCGAGCAGAAAAAGTTCGCGCTCGGCGCCTAACTGGTCGATCTCCGCGAGCAGGGCCAGGATTGCTTCAGGCGTCAGCTCGCTATGGAACTCAGCGAGGCGGCGATCCTCCTCAGCCTCGTCTGCGCACTTGGATGGGGCGCAGGCTAGGGCGAGCGCTTTGATCTCTTCCTTGTCGATGGTCATGGCTTCACCTCGACGTTCAGGCCCTGGGCCTCGATGGCCATGCGAGCGTCGTCAATCCCGCAGTCCCAGGCCTGCTTGTTGGAATGGGTTGCGTCGTTCCACTTTGGCGGCAGTTCCACCACTACGGCGGCGCGGGAGGCCTGCCAGAACACCCAGGCCTCACCAGTTGCACCCCAGTAGTAAGACTTCCCATCCGATGCAAGACGAAACTCATCGTCTGCCCAGTCCAGAACATCGCGGGCGAAGCTCTCGAATTGCTCGCGGCTTATGTCGCGCATCTTGTTGGTGTCCATCAGTGCTTCTCCTGCATGGCTCTGCCGATCTCGGCAGCAGCGCGGACGATGGCGCGGCGGGTGGCCTGCTCGATTGTCTGGCCCTTCTGAGTTCTGCCGGCGTGCTCCGTTACTGGTTTGGCGGCTCGGCTGTACAGGTCATCGACGAACACCTGAGTCCATTCTTCGAACTGCGCAAGCCGCAAAGACATTCCCAGCTGCACCGCCAGGCGCAGTGCATCGCCGTCATCGTCGAGAGGACTCCAAATCCTCAGCGAGCTGCAAGGCCCGAGGATAACCTGCCCACCTTCAATGCTGAGGATTGGCCCATTGCCCGCAGCCTTCGCTGCCAGTTCCAGCAATTCGTGATCTGTCATGCTCATCAGTGCTTATCCTCGGCAGATTCCATTTCGTCGAGCTTCTTCATGACCTGAGCAAGCAACTGCGCGTGCTCTTCCTCGGTCTCGCAGATCACCGGCACGAACAGCACGCCGTGCTTCGCGAACGTCTGCGCGAGAATCAGCGCGGCGCGGATCTTCTTCATCAGGCTCATACCCCCTCCCCGGCCGGCTGCCCGGCGCGCTTGATGTTCAACTTGGCGAGCTGGCTCATTGGCTCTTCCTCATGAGTTCGGCAATGGCCTCGCGGGCCTTACGCTTGCGCAGGTAGGTATCAACACGGATCACCTTGGATTCCTTGAGGCGCTCCTTCTCCTTGCGCTCCTTGGCGGCATCAAGGATCTGGCGAACCTCGGCCAGCTTTTCGCGGACCTTGGGGCTGACCTTGGCCCGCACTTCGCCGGTGATCAGGCCGGCAATCGCCAGGCCGTCATCGGTGGTCGGCGCGATCCGAAGATGCGCCAGATGCCTTGCGCCAGCCTCTTGACTGATCAGCTTCGAGCGCACGGCTGATTCGATGGCAGTGACGCGGCGAGCCGGATCGTAGCCAAGGGAAACCTCCCACTTGGCAGGCAGTGCTTCCGCCCTGGCGACGACGACCAGGCGCTCGTAGGCGCTCATGAAGGCCATACGGGCGCCGACCTTGTCGCCAGCCTCAAGCACTGGGCCTGAGGCGGTCATCGCCTGGCGTATCTCGGCTGTCATCACCACGGTTTCGCTTTCGTCGCTGGCCGAAAGAGCAATGGCCCAGGCCTCGTCCTTGCCTGGGTGGCCGTCAGCGGCCTGGGCGTGCTTGAGGATCGCGGCCACGGTAAGTCGGCCACCTTCACGGCGACAGGTGCGCAGCGCGCCGCTCAGCGCAGCCTCGCTGTACTCGCGCAGATCCTCGACCATGAGGAGTGCAGCGCCTTGCGTAAGCTGCTGGCCCATGATCTCGGCGGTGGCAAACAGTGACAGCAGCAATTGGTCTTGCTGGGCGTCATTCAGCATGGGTTGCAGCCCTCTTGGCTCGTTGAGCTTCCAACGCCTGCTCGGCGGCGCTGTAGTTGGCTTGGGTTTGCTCGATCTGGCGGGCAGTGGTCCCGGTCATCTGGCGATTGGTGACCCACTGGGTGTGGTAGGCCTCAGCGTTCTGGAGTAGGTCGCCAAGGCTGTGCATGCGGCTGACCAGCTTGCTGTCGTTGATCCGAACGAAATACGCGGCAACGTGGTGAGCAACGTCGATGCCCAGTCGGTCGACCAGTTGGCCGATCTGTCCACCAGCTTTGGCATTCCAGACTGGCCATGCCCCGTAGCGGCTGCGGTAGGCCATGGCGTAGTTGGCCCACGCCTTGAAGGTTTTGCAGGACGGGTCTTTCGGGCCAGGCATGTCAGCGGGGATTTCGCAGCGCGGCGCACCGGACGAAACCACGACCTGGCCGGCAGGTTGCGACGGCGCAGCCGGGGCGCCCTGCACACTGTGACTGGTACCCTGATTGGTATCCTGATTACTGGTATCCTGATTTGTCGGAGATTTTTCCGACCCAAGCTCGGATTTTTTTCCGACCTTGCTCGGAGATTTTTCCGACCCTGATCGGATTTTTTTCCGAGGTGACGGATCGGATTTTTTTCCGACCTTGCTTGCCTTGGTCGGATATTTTTCCGACCCGTCCAGCTTCTTGTTCCACTCCTTGCCTTTGGCAGTGAGCTGCACCAGCGTTATGTTGTTGGTGCTGGAAAGGTTGATCAGGCCAGCGCCTGCAATCGCCTTCAGCAGGCGATACGCGGTGTCCGGCTTGTCGGTGAGCAGCGGCAGCTCCTCGACGATCTTCGCCTTGCTCAAGGCATAGAAATCGCCATTGTCCGTCCTGACCAACTTGGCCCAGCTTGGGCACTCGTAGACGAACGCGAACAGCAGCGCCTGCTGGGCATTCAAACCCCAGTCGAGCGCCTTCGCCTGGTTGATCGTGACGGTGAATTGCATGTCAGTCCCACCCCAGCGGGCCAGGCCGCTTCTTCTCAGCCTTCAGCCCGATCCTGGCCATGGTTTCCAATGCGGACAAGTACTCTGCCGTTACGACTACGGCAGTCTGCGGAACAACACGAAGCCCCAGCATCGCCAGGACTTTCGCCCAGCGCTGGTACTCGCCGTCATTCCAGCGGGAAACCGTCGACTCACTGCAACCCGTTTCCAGGGCAATGCGCTTTTGGCTGACCTGTGCAATCCGCTGCAAGATCAGGGTCTCGATCTCTCGGGCGATATCGCCTTCGCTGAGGCTTAATTGGCTCTCAGACATGATCAGGCTACCCACTGCAACTCAGGCCAGATCACGTCCCAGTCCTCTGGGCGCAGCGACTTACGGGTCAAAAGCCCGTGACTCACGCGCTCAAGGGAAGAGGCCAGCATCGCCGACGCCTGCTTGTTGCCATATGCAATTTGCTTCAGGTAGCCACGGGTCGTGCCGGTTTTCTCAACGTCCGCATCCGAGGCGGTTTTCAGCCACTCCAACAACTTGGTGTGCTTGGTTCGCATCACGAATCTCCTCTGTGATGCGCAGATTATTACCGCTCGGTAACGCTTTATCAATACCGGATGGTCATTTACCGAAAAGTAATGGCCATAGAGAATCGCGCAATGGAATTACGTGACGTGCGCAGGCACAACCTGCAGAAATTAATGGATCGGGAATACGGCGCTGGCGTCCGCGGGGCTCAGTCGCGCTTGGCAGAAAAGCTCGGCAAGCCGCAGAACTTCGTGTCGCGCTGCCTGGCAGATCCAAGCCGCGCCGGGGCGAAGACCATCGGGGAGGACTTCGCCCGCGAGATCGAAGATGCATTCGGCCTGAGCCGCTATGCTCTGGATACCCTAGGCATGGGTCTTGGGGATGTGATCGATGTTGAGGGTCTGCCCGAGCCGCTGGCAAAGAAGATCACCAGCTATCGACCAATTGTGCAGGTCGAACGATTCGACGTTGCAGGATCGATGGGGCCAGGGACGGAGGCCCCCGAATCAAACATGGTGGTTGAGCATATGGGCCTGGATGCCAACTGGGTTCGGCAGAATCTGAACTACTCTGCAACCGCGAATCTCAAGCTTATAAGTGGCCGCGGCGACAGCATGGCCCCGACAATCCGCAACGGCGATGCCCTGCTCGTTGACGTTGGGGTCAACAGTGTCGAGTCAGATGCCATCTACTACTTTGAGATGGGCGGCCGGTTCCACGTCAAGCGCATCCAGCGCAACTTGGACGGCCTCACGATCATCTCCGACAACACCCAGTACCGGGAAATCACTGTGCCTGCGGACCGCGAGGACGATATCCACATCCTTGCCCAAATCATCTACTGGTGGACAGGCCGGAGCTTCTAGCCATGCCCCTAACCAAGCCCAACCAAGAACTCCGCCGCGACCTCCAGGGCCTGGCCTCTGACCTGAAATGGTCGGCTGTCGAGCTGATGCGCATTGCGGTACGCCTGAGCGAGGCCGGAAACGAGCACGACGCCCAGGCAGTGATCAGGATCTGCCAGGTGATGCAGACTGGAGAGGACAAGCTGGCTCGGTATGTGGAAGAGGTACAAGATCAACGAATTTTAAGGGTTAATCAGGATGAGTAGCGACGAAGCACGTAAGGGGCGTCGAGCACTGCGCTTCGACGAGGCGGTGAGGTTCTTGACTACCGTATGTGAGCCTGGGAATTGCCCGATCTGCAATACTAAATCCTGGCAACTTCCCATGCTTTCAGCTGAAAGCCCTGTCAGCGTTGTCCAGTCTGGACTGACACTCGGTGATGAGCCCGATCTTGAACTGAAAATGTTCTGCACCAACTGTGGATTTTTGAGATCGCACAGCCTGTCCTTCATATTTGACTGGCTTGACAAAAACCCTGGCGAGCCAGATGCAGAAAATGAGTGAATACGGCAAGCTTTTCCCAATCCCTAGCGCTGTGCCTCGTGACAAGTCGAAAATCAACGCTGATACTGCAACTATGAACGACATCACGCGCGAAGAACTCAACGCCCTACTTGAGAACCATCAGCTCAAGGCCGATGCGCGCCTTAAGGAATTTGAGGGTCGAGTCGCTGACGGGCTGCTCAAAATGGATCACAGCCTGCAGCTCCTGGACAAAGACCTTTCAGGGGTGCGCGGACTGAAGGGGACAATCATTCTTAACTCGGTCCTGTCGGTAATCGCGATTGTCGGCATATCCATCGCTGTGATGGCGTACGGGGTAGCGAACTTTGATTCTGGTCGCGATACATCCGCCGCCCTCCAGGAGATGAAGCAGCAGTCGTTCGAGACGCGACAGCTGCTTGAGCAAGTCAAGGCGCAACAGAAAGCGCCCCATGGCAATCAATGAATTAACCGGTTAACACCATAAGCCCGCCTCGGCGGGCTTTTTCATGCCTTCACGCTTTTTTCACGCCCTACTCTGCACAGTGAAGGCTCATCCGATTTCCCTACGTTAGCCCGCGCTTCCCAGCGGGCTTTTTTACGCCTGCGTGATGGCTCATGGCCAGAGTGGTAGGATGGCGACTCAATTCACAGGGAGGTCGCCATGCTTCGCCACATCCACCGCTTTCTTCTCGCTGCCGTAGTCGTCGCTCTGGCTGGGTGCGCCGGCACACCATTCACCTTCGGCCAGGCCAGCCAGGTTAAGGTCGGCATGACCGAGGATCAGCTCTACGAGATCATGGGTAACCCCTACATGGTCACATCCAGGGAAGAGGGCCAGATGTGGGTGTACAGCCATGCCACCGCCTTCAGTGGCGCCAAGACCGTATCCTTCGAGACGAAGGACGGCAAGGTGACCAAAGTTCCGTACATCCCGAAGGACTTCATCGCCAAGCCAAGCCCTGACGAGTGATCCGGCTCTTTCAATGAAGCCCGCCTAGCGCGGGCTTTTTTGTGGGCATCAAGCCTTACCGCCGTAGCGCTCCCAAGCCAAGATCATATCTTTCATGGCGCGCTTTTGAGAGTCCGGCAGAATAAAGTCGTTGTAATACTGCTTCCCGTCGAACCTGATGGTCACCTTTTTGGCATCTGCAATTTTTCTAAGCATGGCCTTGTTCTCGGCAACGGTGTCCGACCACTCCCAAATTCCGCCGTAACCGTTATCCCGCTCGAAGTCGAGGCTGCCAAGCTGGAATGTCTGGTCATCAGCTTTGATCGTTACGCTCTGGACGAATAGCCAGCTATCAGAATGGTATTGGAGTTTCAGCCTCAGCGGCATAACCCGAGAGTTCTCGCCCTCCAATCCGAAATACAGGGACATATAGGTGTCGAGCATAGGGATGGACTTGTGGGAAACCCAGGTTATCCCTTTGATCTCATCGGTATTTTTCTTCAGATTCTTATCTAGCTTAGCTAGGGCGGCCCTCGCCTCTTCCGCTTTCTTTGCTTCGGCTGCCAGCCTTTCAGCTTCCGCAGCCTTTTCTTCGCGATCAATGACATCAAGCAGAGCTTTTGCCGAAGCCGCTTCTGGCTTCTCCGGATAACGAGCGATCAGGTCTTGCAGTTCTGATTTTGCAGAAGCGTTATTTCCTGCCCCCTTGGCGTCATTCGCTCGCGCCAGCAGCCTTTGAGCCCCATGTTTTTCAGCATCCAGCTCCGCCCTGAGCGTGGCGACCTCGGACTGCAGCTTGCTCACCTCTCCTTGAAGCTGTTCAGCCTTCTCCCTGTCGGCATTCCCGCATCCCGCAAGCGCCAACCCAACAGCCAATGTAACAACCGCCCTCTTCATCGCCAAAAGCTCCTTGTGTGGTTGTGTGACTCTATCAAAACGCCATCACCCACACGACATCTCGCCATGGGCTTGTGCAGATTTTTTGTGGGCGCGAGAAATTTATTACCAAACGGTATTGACTTGAATTATTACCGTGCGGTAAATTTAATTCATCGAGACGGCAAGCAACACAGCCCCTCGGGAGAGGCCCTCAAGCCTCACCGCTCTTTAGCGACACACCTTGCCGGATCGACACCGGCCCAGATTCAAAGGCAGCGATGGACAGGCCTCAACAGTCCAGAGGGGTGGCAACTGCCCCGGGCGTGCAGCGTAAAGCGCCAAGAGCAGTTATCCAGCGGGAGAACAAGCCGAAAGGCCCGCGGCTGGAAGAACAACGAGATTTGAGCCAGCGACCGACGCCAGTAGCGGGTCGCGGCTGAGTATTTCACTGATGCAGCTTGGCGACAGGCTGCATTGGGAAATCAACCGGGAGATTGCACATGGAAATACGGATTCAGGCGGAGATCTTCGCCTTGGCAATGGGTGTAGCGCTTGCTGTTGGCTGGGTGCTCTTGCTCTTGTCGGCAAGCATCTGGCAGAGAGTTTGGCGCTGGGTGGATGACGACGAAGGCCCCAAGAAGCCGAACTACTTCATCGCGAAAGTGATGGGCTGGCTTGGATTTACAAGGGATCGCGCCAGCAACTGCTTCCCATGGCAAAGAAAGGGTGGTGGTTGCAGTGACGATATATCGGCTGGCGATTGCGCCATCTGGTATCCGTTTCTGGCTCTCTTGGTAGCCCCTTTGGTTGTTGCGCTGTGCGTGAGGTTTTACCCGATCGCTCTGGCTGTTGGGACTCTGTATCTGTTGGCCAGGCTGGCCCGCTTCGCACGCCTCCACAAGAAGCTGTTCGACAAGCACATCAAAGACCCCGAAGCACACAAGTGACAGACGATTCCCCGGTGCGCCTTAAGCGGGGCGCATCAGGGGGAATCCATTGAATTAACCGCCCTGGAGGGCAGCATGTACTGCACCGATGACGAGATGAAGATCACAAAGACCGGGCGCATCACCATCACGAAAGACGGCATCAGCGTCGAAGGCTTCAACGTTAAGGGCGCGATGTGCCGAGACGTTGCAGTGATGGCCGCAGCCTGGGCGATTGGCGAGCTGCAACGAGAGATGCTGAAGACCATCGCCAAGCCAGGCGGCGGAAATATCGGCGTTGACTGAGCAATACCGATTTCACTGGCTGGCCTTGGCGACAGGGCCAGACGGGAAATCAACCGCCCGGAGGGCAAGATAATGTCAGGCACGTTCGAACAAGGCTGGGCAGCGCGGCCATTCGCGCAGCAGTTCCCGGAAATGAACGCCGACGAGGCCAAGCGCCTCGACCACATCAACACCTCAATCACCACGCTGTACCTGGCGGGCCTGCTTACTGACAAGCAGGCGAACGAGATACGCACCAAAAAATTCCCCAAGGTCGTCACCAAGGCGGTCCTGGGCAAGCGCTGAATCCATAACACCCGAGCGCACTGAGCTGATCAGTGAGGTCGCCCTGCCATAGGCGGCCTGTTCTCCAACCCTAATCCCGGCGGGTATCAGCAACGGGAAACGTTCGATGTTGCAAGCGTCGAGCTAGGCAACCGCTGCGCTAACAGCGGCTCTCAATCACCTGCCTGCAGTGAGCCACCAGCAGGCCCGATGATCCTTTAGCGGGGTTCATCGGAAAGCGCATGGAATCGTCCGGACCAAATGTCGTTACCGGCCATGCGCTTCCCGATGCATCCCGCATCTATGTAGCGCGTGCGTAATCTCAACTGGATAGAGCCCTCGCCAACTGGCGGAAGGATGCAGGTTCGAATCCTGCCGTGCGCCCCACCATTCCCTTCACATCGACCGCATTGGCAGGCGCCAGGCCACCTTTCACGGTGGGTTTGGTCACCTTCCTGAGGAACTCCCTATGCGCGACTCTCGGCTCATCTACGGGGTGGGCATAAACGACCTGCCGGCGGGAGCCGTAGGCAAAGGCCGAGCGCCGTTTTATCTGGCCTGGCGGGGAATTTTGGAGCGCTGCTATTCAGAGCGGTATCAGCGCAAGAATCCCTCCTACGAGGGGTGTTCTGTGAGCGATGACTGGCTACGCCTATCGCGATTCAAGGCTTGGGTCGACAGCCAAAAGCACGAAGGCCTGGTGCTGGATAAGGATCTTCTCGTACCCGGGAACAGGATCTACAGCGCCGAGACATGCGTCTTCGTCCCGGTTTGGGTGAACAGTTTCCTATCGAACATGGTGCCCCGAGGTGGCTCGCTTCCAATGGGCGTGGCGCCTCACTCCAGGCGCTACAAGGCCAGGTACAAGCACGACACGCACACCGAAATCATCGGCTACTACGAGACGCCCGAGCAGGCTCACGCTGCGTACAGGAAATATCGACTGGCTGTGATCAAGGAGCGGATAGAGCGCTACGGAGTCGCGCCTGACGCCAACCCAAAGGTCACCATCGGCCTGCTGCGCCTTTACGTGGCCGAGGCCCGACGGGTCGACCAGCTGCTCCTGCAGTACGCCAATTAACCAACCTGACCGCCTGGCTCCTGGCCAATGCGGTTGGCTACCGAGGTTCACACGATGAGCAAAGACACAGGCGGTCCCGCCTTCCCCACGCAGATCAATAACAGCGGAATCACGCCGATCAAGGGTTTCAACGGCGAAGAAATCAAGCCTCAGACCTTCAGCGCTTACCCAGGCATGAACCTGCGCGACTACTTCGCGGCCAAGGCCCTTCAGGGGATGCTCCCTTACCCCGGTAACGAAATGTGGGGCTCTTTTGCTGAGATGACCCCGAAGCAGGCCGCTGAATCTGCTTACGGATACGCCGATGCCATGCTCGCCGCCCGGGTGAAGCCATGAGCGCCCCTATCGATGTGAAACAGAACCCTGACGGATCGTGGACTGCCAAAGGCGGCACATCCCTCACGGTCGTGAGCGTTACCGCTGTGACAGAGCACAAGGCGGTGGCCGGCCATGCGGTCGCTATGTCCGCGATTCAAAATCGGCGCGCAGGCTGGATCAGCGTGAAAGATTCGCTCCCACCGATTCGCAAGCACGTCCTGGTCTGCCGTATAGGCAAGAAGCGTAACTACGGCCCCTTCTTTGCGATGACCTGCGGTAACGATCTTCGCCCGTGGCGCTACATCGACGGCGACCGCTGCGATATCTCGATCACGCACTGGCATGAACTGCCAGACCTTCCCACTGAGTAACCCACCATCTGGAGGCGACCATGAGTCGCGAGCATGAGCTGTACGCAGACAGCGCCCAGGCGCGCGAGGTCGACCGCCAGATGCGTCTGTTCGGCGACACCAGCTGGGCTGACCACATCACTTCGGATCAGGCCCGGGCAAACAACGAGGCCTGGAACAGGAACATCCGCGAGCGCGACGAGCGCCAGCGGGCTGAAAGCCGCCGGGTCATTGCCTCGGCACTCGACAAGATGGAAGCCATGTGCGGCTCAAGCGCCGCCCGGAGGACTGCATGAACCTATCCACTCAGCGTGACGTGATCAGCATTATCGAAGCCCGGCTGGAAGCCATGCGCAATGGCTCATCCTCGCCAAGTGGGCAGGCCCGCCTGGAAGGCGAGATCGAAATGGCGATCGACCTGGCGCACCTGACCGGTGCAATTGATCTGCCGCTTCGCAACCACTTCATTGCTCGGCGCGACCGCATGATCGCCAACGACCACCAGCAGTGGGAGCGGCAGTGCAGGAGGCTGGCATGACAACGCCAATCGTGAAATCGCTCATCGATGAGCAGCTTGAGCAGATCGAGCGCACCCTGACGGTGATCAGTTTCGGCCTTCCGTTTAACGAGGTCATTGGCCTGCCGCGCGACACGCCGGTAGCCAGTCTCCGCCGCCAGCTCAGCGCAACCATGAAGGGGAGGCGCATCGCCATCCGTGTGCGCCCATGACCGGATATCAGCGTGCCCGGCGATTTGCCATGTGGCGCGGGGGCTTCTTCACGCTCTCCCTTTGCACTGCCTGGATGCTGGCCAGCGCTTACGCAGGCTGCATCACCTCCTGAGGTAACCATGAACACAACACCCCGCCTGGCCGCCCAGCTCGACTGGAAGACGGTCGGAGAGTTCTCGCCTGAGCGGTACCAGGGCGATGAGCGAAAAGAGTACGAAGACGAGGCTGCTCGCATTGAGCGGCAGTGGGACAACCAACCGAGCTGAGGTGCCACATGGCAACCGTAACCCTGATCCTCGGCAAGTCCGGGGCTGGCAAGAGCGCATCGCTGCGCAATTTCAAGCCTGATGACGTGGCCTTGGTCCAGGTCATCAAGAAGCCGCTTCCTTTTCCTGGCTCTAAGGCCTGGAAGTCCTACGTTACCGACAACTGGGTCAAGGTGATCGGCGCCTGCCGCCAGACCAAGCGCAAAGTCATTGTGATCGACGACTTCCAGTACATCCTGGCCAACGAGTTCATGCGCCGGAGTGAGGAGAAAGGATTCGACAAGTTCACCGAGATCGGCCGGCACACCTGGAACATCTTCGAGGCACTACTCGGCCTGCCAGATGACGTTCGGGTCTACATCCTCAGCCACACCGAGGAGACGGACGCCGGCCAGATCAAGATGAAGACCATCGGCAAGATGCTGGACGAGAAGATCACCTTGGAAGGCATGGTCACCATCGTCCTTCGCTCTGTAGTCAGTGACGGACAGCACCTATTCAGCACCCGCAACAACGGGTCGGACACCACAAAGGCCCCGATGGGCATGTTCAACGAGGCGTTGATCGACAACGACCTCGCGTTGGTCGATGCCGCGATCTGCGAGTACTACGACCTCACCAACACTACTCAGGCCGCATAGGAGCCTTCTGAATGTTCAATCTGGACGCAAATGCCGCGTGCGCAGCGGACAACAAGTCAGCCTTCATCGACGAGGCAGGCAAGTTCATTGGCGAGTTCCTGCGCGCCGAGTACATGGAGAAGCAAGAAACCGGGTCGACCGGTATCGGCTTCACCTTCAAGAGTCGCGACGGGGCCGAGGCAACTTTCTACCTCAACCTGACGTACCAGCATGGCACCCGCAACGAGGGTGGCTACGCGATGATGAACGCCATCATGGCCTGCCTGCAGCTGCGCACCGTCGGCGCCCCCCAGCCAACCCAGTTCGAGAAATGGAACAACGACACCAAGCAGCGAGAGCAGGTCACCGCCCCTGGCTTCCCCGAGCTCCTGAAGAAGCCTATCGGCCTGCTCATCCAGATGGAAATCGAGAAGAACAGCCAGACTGGCATGCCTCGCCCAATCATCTACGCGCCGTTCAGTGCTGAATCCGAGAAGACAGCATCCGAGATCCTCGACCCGCGCTGCACCACTCCAGCCAAGCTGGAAAAAATGGTTCAGCAGCTAATGAAGAAGCCGGTGCATGACCGCCGACCGAAGTCTGCCCAGGTCGCCGGCGGCTACACCCAGCCAGACAACTATGACTACGGCGCGCCGCCCGATTTCTCGGACGATATCCCGTTCGATTGACCGCTGGTCAGCAGCAACCACGCTGCTGACACCCCTTCTTCTTGCGAAACGGACCTCATATGACCGCCTACATATTCGACTCTGAAACCACCGGACTAAACAACCCGGAACTGGTTGAGGCCGCCTGGCTGCAGCTCGGTGCCGGCCTGGCCGTAACCGGCGAGTTCTTGCAGCGCTACAAGCCATCCAAGCCCATCGAACTTGGCGCCCTGGCAACCAGCCACATCCTGGACGAAGAGCTGGTCGACTGCCCGCCGCATGATTCCTTCTAGCTGCCAGAAGACGCCAGCTACCTGATCGGACACAACGTCGATTACGACTGGGGTGTCATCGGTAAGCCAGAAATCAAGCGCATTTGCACCGCCGCGCTGAGCCGCATGCTTTGGCCCGATGCTGATACTCACACGCAGTCGGCCATGATCTACCTGCATTACCGCTCGGAAGCCCCAGAACTTCTGCGCAATGCTCACGCGGCCTTAGACGATGCGAAGAACTGCCGCCGCCTCCTGGCGACCATCTTCACCACCCTGAAGGCTCAGCTGGGACGTCCAGTGGCTAGCTGGGAAGAACTCTGGGAGATCTCAGAAGACGCCCGCATCCCGAAGGTCATCCGCTTCGGTAAGCACGCTGGCTCGAAGATCGAGGACATTCCGCGCGACTACAAGCGCTGGCTTCTCGGCCAGGCCGATATTGATCCGTACCTGCGGAAAGCACTGGAAAAGTAAGTCATGCCACTCGCAACCGTCCTCGACATGCTCCAACGCCGAAAGGAACTGGAGCGTCACCTGCAGCTGCTGTTCAACCGCAGCTGCCAGTGGGGCCGTGCCGAACGTGTGCGCGGCGCCGCCACCATCGAGAACCTGACCCAGCAGCTATTCGAACTCACCGAGCAGCTCGACGCGGCGCGCGCGGCATGAGGCGGGTCAGCAACCTGGTCCGCCAGCGCCGGCGGCAAGAACAGTTCCACCTGCCTCCAAGCGGCATCAAGGAGCACCGAAATGCAGAAAGCACCCTCTGGAGTCGTAACCTTGCCGGCCTGGATGAATCGACCGGTCAAGAAGCTGTACAACACCCGCAGCGGCGGCCAGTACCGGCCTGACGATGTTGCCCTGGCCTTCGCGCTGAGCCTGCGCGTGCACGACAGCGCCGACCATCTGCGCAGGCTGGCCCGGCGCCTGGTCGACAAGGTCTGCCTTGAGCACCAGCCGAACATGAAGCGCCTAGCCCGCGAGCCGGACGATGCAGAGGTGTTTGCTGCCGCGCTCAAGGTCATCAACCGGGTGTGCGACCTGCTCGACATCGGGCTGGGCACCAGCTTTGTGCGCAATGGAGGCGATGATGGCTCTGACGCAGCAGCAGCGTAATGAAAACGCTGAGAGGAAACGCATCAAGTTCGACGAGAAGGCGCTGAGGCACCGAGTACGCCCGGGCATCCATCAGGCGATGGACAGGATCTGCGAGCGATCCAAAGACATGCAGATAAACGAGGTGCTTCAGATGGCGATCCTGAAGATGGACGCCATGAGCGATGATGATCTGGCCAAGTTCCTGATGGTGCGCCACGAAATCTTACTTAGCGAAGATGTGGTGCAGGCATTCTACGACGCCAGCGTGCGCAGAATCGTTTCTGACCCCGATCAGGATGCAGATGACCAGATCGATCGACCTGCGGCTTAGGCTTTACGTGCTTCGCGCTCTGCCTGTCCACGCTCAAAAGCTGCTTTGAAAGCCTCTTCTTCGGTAGCAAATTCACCGGCCTTTCCATCGCTTGGTGGACGCCCGTCGATGGTGATTGACTTGATATCCCAACCGGAAGATAGGCCATGGTTGGAAACGGTAACGTTGATGCCGCCTTCTTCCTTGGTTGTTGTCCTGCTCATAAAGCGCTCCTTACCCGGCCCCATGCCGGTCACCCGTAATACCCCATCCCAAACAAAATTGCCACCATGCCGCCACCAGCACGGAGGGCGGCGCCATGCATGGAGAAAGCCATGAAAGACCAAGAACGCTCCGAACTCGCCGCCCGCGTCGCTGAGGACCTCGCCCAGCACCAATACACCCAGCTGGTGAATGAGAACGGGGTCGAGGTTTGGCGCTGCCAGCAGCCCGGCACCCGGGTCTACCACTTCGATATCTGCGTCACCGCCTACGGCATGTCGATGTTCGGGGATATCGACGGTCTGCTATGGCATGTCGGTGCCGACTACGGCATCAACTTCCTGCGCCACCAAAGCGACGGGTATCTGCACGAAAAGCTGGAGAGTACCTGCAAGCGCGAGGTCATCGACTTCGACAGCATTCGCGATACGGTTTGCAGCTGCATCGTTGGCCGCATTGATGAGGAGTTTGATGCCGATCAGATCCCTGAGGAAATCAGCGGCATACCGGACCAAGGGGCAACCCTCGATCAGGCAGAGCTGCTGGTCGGATGGTTGCGCGACCAGGAAGAAGCCGGTGACCTCCGACTGCCGTTCAGCGACCTGGCCGAGGTCATCGAGGAGGTTGAGACCTTCGCCGAAGGCCGGGATACCGAACTGGTGCTTGCCTACGATTTCCTCCAGAGCAATGAGTCGCTGATCGGCGGCAGCGACCTCTGGGAGACGAAGATCAGCAAGCCATGCCCGAACCTGATGGCGCGCCTGTTCTACGTCCGCCACGCTGCCAACGCCATCATGGCGATCAAAGAGCAGGCAGCCGCCGCCTGACCCGCGCTGCCCGCCAGCGCCTTCCTCTATTCAACGATAACGCCTCCCCGGCGAGGGTGGCGCCTGCACGCATGGAGCAAGCCATGACCTACAAGCTTCATCTTGGCGATTGCATCGAGGCGATGCGGGCCATGCCCGACAACTCGATCGACAGTATCGTCACCGACCCTCCCTATGGACTGAGCTTCATGGGCAAGCGCTGGGACTACGACGTGCCCAGTGTCGGAATCTGGGAAGAGTGCCTGCGGGTGCTCAAGCCTGGCGGCCATCTTCTGGCGTTCGCCGGTACCCGCACCCAGCACCGCATGGCCGTCCGTATCGAAGACGCCGGCTTCGAGATCCGCGACATGATCGCCTGGGTGTACGGCTCTGGCTTTCCAAAGTCGCGCAACCTCGACGGCGCCTGGCAAGGCTGGGGCACTGCACTCAAGCCCGCGCTGGAGCCAATCACCGTCGCCCGTAAACCGTTCATGGGTACGGTAGCCAACAACGTGGCCGAGTTCGGGACAGGCGCCCTGAATATCGATGGCTGTCGCGTTGAGGCGATCGACGCGGACCAGCTGGCCAAACACTGGGACCGAGAAACAACCACCGACATGCGGGGAGGTAACTTCGTCGGAGGGCGATCGGGCGGAGTACTGCGCACGACTCAGCCCTCAGCGCTGGGCCGGTGGCCGGCCAACCTGGTGCACGACGGCAGCCCAGCAGTTCTCGAGCAGTTCCCTGACGCGCCAGGACAGCTCGCCAGCGCCAGCACCAACAGCGAAGCCAGGAAAACCCAAAACGCCTACGGAGCCATGCGGCGCGGCCGTGGCGAAGAACCATCGGCCAACAGCAGCAATGCCGGACTAGTCGGATTCAGGATGAAGCCTGGAGAGCGCCGCATGGACTCGGGCAGCGCAGCACGGTTCTTCTACTGTGCCAAGGCGAGCCGCGCCGACCGCAACGACGGTCTTCCTGTCGGCGAGCAGCCGGCCGTGGCCGCCGGGGCCACCATGCGGGAGCGCGAGAACGCCGATTGGCCCAAGCGCAATGGAAACCATCACCCCACGGTCAAGCCGACTGACCTGATGGCCTACCTGCTGCGCCTGGTAACCCCGCCTGGCGGTACCGCCCTCGACCCGTTCATGGGAAGCGGAAGCACCGGCAAGGCCGCCATGCGTGAAGGGTTCCAGTTTATCGGCTGCGAACTCGACCCTGAGTACTTGGCGATCGCCAAGGCACGTATTGAGCACGAGCTGGCGAAAGCTGTCGCCTTGCGGGAGCCGCCACCCGAACAACAACTGAGCCTCTTTGGCAGCTGACAATACAGCGAGACACCATGACCACAGCAATCGACCTGTTCGCCGGCCTCGGCGGATGGAGTACCGGCGCGCGCGCCGCAGGCGTCCAGGTTCTCTGGGCAGCAAACCACTGGCCGGTAGCCGTTGAATGGCACAGCGCCAACCACCCCGACACGCAGCACGTCTGCCAGGACCTTCACCAGGCCCGCTGGGAGCAGGTGCCGGCGCACGACATACTCTTGGCCTCGCCCTGCTGCCAGGGCCACGCCAAAGCTCGCGGCAAGAAGTCGGGCAACCCTGAGCACGACGCTTCGCGCTCGACGGCCTGGGCCCCGGTATCGGCTTTGGAGTTCCACCGGCCTCAGGCAGCGGTAATCGAGAACGTGCCAGAGTTCACCGACTGGGTGCTCTATCCCGCTTGGCTGCAGGCGGTTCAGGCACTGGGATATCAGGCAGCGCCGCACATCGTGGACTGCGCCGACCTCGGTGTGCCGCAGCACCGGGTGCGCCTGTTCATGGTTCTGACGCGCAGCCAAGCGCCGCTTATGCTGCAACTGCCGCAGGAGCGACATGTGCCGGCCGCCAGTTTCCTCGACTTCGACGCCGGGCGCTGGTCGCAGATCGAGAAGCCAGGCCGGGCCCAAGCCACGCTCGACCGGGTGCGCAACGGCCGCCACCGCTTCGGCGACCGTTTCATCATGCCCTACTACGGCAAAGGCTCCGGCACCACCGGCCGGGACATCAACAGGCCGATCGGCACCATCACCACCCTGGACCGCTGGGCGCTGGTCGACGGTGACCGCATGCGGATGCTCAGCTCTAGCGAGGCCCTGGCCGCCATGTCGTTCCCGGCCGATACCCTGCGCCCGGACAACCACCGGCTGACCATGCACATGGCCGGTAATGCGGTACCACCGCTGGCCGGTCAGCGAGTCATCGAGGCCTTGATGAAGGCCGCATGACCGAAAGAGCACATCTGTACTCCATCCAGCTGTAACCCCTCTCCCAATTATTTCGAGGCGGCGATTCGATCAGCGGCGGGAGGGCCATCAGAGGCAATACGGCGAGCACGACCAACCCCCCAGGCCAGAGCTCGAGTCATCGACTCCCCTGGTCGCGAATCGAAGGCCTCCTCATGGATAGCCATACCGCTAGGGGCATAAACCCCGATGAACATCTGCGTCGTACCTCCCCGCGACAGTCGCACCTGAACATCAATATGCGTTCCATCGCTGAGGGTTTCGTCGTGAGTACGGTGGTGAAGCGTTGGATCAGCCCACCCCCAAAAAACTTCACCGCGAATCCTCATGTCGGCCTCCTACGATTTTAGTTGTATGCCACGGGTGAACTCTCACCATAGCCAAAGCGAGGCGAGACGCAATCTCGGTATCGCAGCTTGAGAACTGAATCGGACCATCGGCCGATTTTCTTGTACCGAACCCAACCACTTGTACAACTTACTGCCGCGATATGGCGGCCAAGGATCTGCCGTGGGCAAAACAATCATCCTGACTGGTCGCGCCATCGTGAACTTTAAAAGGGTCATGTACGACGTGCCGGACCATGAAGTTCAAGAACTGCTCGAAAGCAATGATCTGCGGGAATCGCAGATTGATGACGACGATCTACGCGACATCGAGTGCATCCACGACGACGTTGCCATCGAGGTGCAGCCATGACCCGCCTCGCCCTCTGCCTCCTGCTGCTGGCCACCGGCGCCAGCGCAACCGAGAACGTCATCGACGTACAGCACGACAGCCAGCGCGGCGTCACCTGCTACCTGCTCAATGGGGTCGGCATCAGCTGCATCCCCGACAGCCAGCTGCAGGCCGGCAACGAGCGCCAGCTCTCCCCGCACGAAACCCAACCCGAACCTACACCCGCTCTGGCGCCTGGGCGCTGGATTGATGAGAGGTATGAGCTGTGAGCAAGATCGATTGGAGCAAGGCGCCCGAGTGGGCTGACGGGCGCGGTCTGGTCGCCCACCACGGCATCACCGAAGTGTGGATCAACATGGACCAGTACGCGGTGGTCGGCGCCGAGGATCGCGACTATCCGTATGGCGGCGGCACCGGCGATAACCGGCACAACTTCACGCGCGGCCAGGTTCAGTACATCACGCCGCGACCGGCGCGCTGGGATGGTGAAGGTCTTCCGCCAGTTGGATCAGTTTGCGAGGCGTACGACGCTGAGCGCGACCTGTGGTGGCCTGGTCAGGTGCTCATGCACGGAAACAGCGATCATGCATTCGTTTCCGGGACGCCAGAGTGCTGGGGGACACTGCTGTGGGCCTCAATCTTCCGCCCCGTCCGCACGCCCGAGCAGATCAAGGCGGAAGAGCGAGAGAAAGCCATTGTGGAGATGGCCGAGACTATGCACGCGGCAACTGGCTTCGGCGTGAATCGGGCTGATTGCGAAGCGCTGTATGACGCCGGCTACCGCAAGCAGGTGGAATCATGCCAGGCCTGATCAAGGTGCAAAACTGCGACCTATCCGGCAAGGCGCTGCTCTGGGCTGTCGAGCTGGTAGACGGTCCGATCCCGGCGGCGGCCGGGCAGCTGCAACTGCCACTGGGCGACCAGGCCATCGACGACGCGACCGGCGAGTATCTGATCCAGAAGCACGGCATCTGGATCGATCGCGGCTACAGCTGGCCCTGGCTGGCTTGCGTATCAGGGAATCCCCTAGATCGACAGCCCGGCGACACCCGGGCAGAAGCTGCAGCCCGCGCTGTGGTGCACCACGCCCGCGGCGAAACCATCAACGTGCCGAAGGAGATGCTGCTGTGACCGTGATCCTGCCCCTGATGTACATAGCCTACCTGATCTACAAAGGACCGCGACCATGAAAGCGCGCATGACCTACTGGAACGGCTCCTGGTGGTGCCGGCGAATGGGGTGCACCGGCCAGGGCTCGACGATGAAAGAGGCCTGGGACGACATGTGGAAGCTGTACTTCGAAGCCGTCCGTCCTGCTCGCCCGCAAACCTTCCATTCGCCGCGCGTCCGCTGCGGCTGAATAGAGCTCACCCCTCCCCCTACAACTCAAGCCCGCCGACATGCGCGGGCGAGGATTCTGCATGCTCGAAAACATCGAGGTGGTGCGCATCAAGCGCTTCGCCAAGAACACGGCTGGCCGCGATTTCGCGGTAGGCGACATTCACGGGCACTTCACCCGCCTCCAGGCCGCCCTTGACGCTGCTGGCTTCGATCCAGCGGTTGATCGGTTGTTCAGCGTTGGCGATCTGGTAGACCGCGGGCCCGGGTGCCGCGACGTGCTCGCCTGGCTGGCAAAGCCATGGTTCCACCCGGTGCGCGGCAACCACGACGACTACGTCTGCCGGTTCGACACCTGCGACGTGGACAACTGGGTGTACAACGGCGGCGCCTGGTTCGCCGGCCTGGCCTGGGATGAGCAACGCGAGTTCGCTGCCCAGTTCCGGGAGTTACCAATCGCCATAGAGGTAGAAACACCCGGTGGCCTGATCGGTGTCGTGCACGCCGACTGCCCTTTCCCGTCCTGGGATCAGTTGCGGGCTGCACTTGAAGCGCCTGAGACTGCCAAGCAGCTGAGGCTGACGCAGAACACCTGCATGTGGTCTCGCAGCCGCATCGAGCTTGGTGAGACCGATGGCGTGCATGGGCTGCGGGCGCTGGTGGTCGGTCATACGCCGCTGCACAAGCCGGCGGCGCTCGGCAATGTCATCCACATCGACACCATGGGCTGGCGGCCGCAGGACGGCGGGTACTTCACCCTGCTCGACCTGGCCAGCCTCGAAACAATCCCGCCAACACCGTCGAAGCTCAGCTGGGACTGAGCCAGGAGACCATCCATGAACCTGATCGACTGCTACGTCACGAAGATCCTCGGCGAGCCGTACCGCAAGTTCGGCTACTGGTGGGTTGATGTCGAGTACGAATCGGAAGGCCGCGCCGGCACAACAAAACTGATGTTTGGAACCCGGAAATCTGCTCGCGAGGCGAAGGCAGGATTCCAATTCTTGGCCTGAGGACGAGACATGACCACCCCATTCAAGGCCTACACCCTGGGCGAGGACTTCGCCGTCAGGGAGGTCACCATCGTGCGCCAAGGTCTGTTCTGCACGGACAGCAAAGGCGTGAAGCACCCGAAGCCGAAGCTGTTCACCAGCCCCAAGGCTGCGCAGGACAAAGCCAGGAAGTGGCTGGCCGACCGAGAGGTGCAGCTTGCCAAAGAAAACGCGCTGCACGAGCAGCGGAAGAAGATCGTCGAATCCTACTGATCACCGCCGGGTACGGCAGGAGCCCTATATGGAACCAGAAATCATCCACATCCCTGAGTTGGCCAAGATCCTCGGCAGGTCAGAATCGGCCATCCGCAGCGCGCGCCAGGCCGGCGCCGCCTGGCTGCCACCATTTTTCAAGCAAGGCGCCAGGGTTTGCTGGAGGGTCAGTACTGTCCGTCAGTTCCTGCAGGAGTACGAAAGCGGCCTGCACGCGCCGGCCCGGCCCGGGCGAAAGCGTCAACCACCACCCACGTTGGCCAGCGTGCGCTAGCCCAGCTTGTCGGCCAGGGTATCGGGGCACAGATGCGTGTATCGCTTGAGCATGCTCAAGGACTTGTGCCCCGTGATTGCGCTCACTTCCATCATGGACAGCCCCTTTTCGAACAACCTGGACGTTCCCTCATGCCGCAGGTCGTGAAAATGCAAGTCGCCAACATTGGCTGCTCTGCACGCGCGGGTGAAGTACTGACTCACCGAATGCGGCGCCAACGAGAACACCTTGCCATCCATGCGGGCTGGAAGCGACTCGAGCAGCTGCCGGGCACGAACCGATAGCGGAACGAGGCGCCGGCTACCGTTCTTGGTGTCTTCCAAGATCGCGTGCTTCGGCTTCACGTTCTCCCGGCGAAGCGTCAGCAGCTCACTACGACGCATTGCCGTTTCAACCGCGATACCGATGATCGCCGGCATCTCAGCGTGAATATCGCCTGCCGCTTTGATCACATCCTTCAGCTCTTGGGCGCTGGGCCGCCGATCGCGAGACTTCGCGCCCTTCGGCATCCTCAGCTTCGCCACCGGGTTGCTCAGCCCCTCAATACCCCAGTCCTTGATGGCCACCGTATAAAGGTGGCTGATCACCGCCAGGTCGAGCTTGACCGTTGCGGTGGACTTCCCTTCCTTGAGCTCATCATCCCTGTATGCAGCCATATCGCTTGACCGGATCGCGGCCAGGCCTTTATTCGCCAGCTTGTTCAGCTTCCACCTGTTGATGCGGGTCTGCTCTTGCTTGGCTCCCTTCTTCATCGAAGTCACCTCCCGCGAGTATCGGTCGAGCGCTTCCTTCAGCGTGGTGCTCTCCGCCTCTCGCATGTCGACGAACCGCGCGCGCGACATGTCGCCCTCGATCTCGGCCGCCCAGCGCTGGGCCTCTGCCTTGGTGTCGAAGGTCGCGGATAGAGTGGGATATCCTTTTCGGCGGATCTTGGTCCGCCATGCCCCGTTGGGGCGCTGCTCGATAGTGGCCATGCACCGGATTTTGCCGGGGACACCGGGGACATGCAATTTCTTCCGGTGTCCCAGGATTGTCCCAAAAGCGTGGGAATCAAAAATCCGCAGGCACAAAAAAACCCCGCAACCTCAAGGGCTGCGGGGTTTTCGAATATGGAGGCCGAGGTCGGAATCGAACCGGCGTAGACGGATTTGCAATCCGATAGAAGAAAGGCCGCGTCATGCGGCCTTGGCTAGAAAATCAGTTCCAAAACAAATCGAGATTAACGCGCCTGAAAGCCGCATTCTACAAGGGTCGCAGATTCAGTTTTGGAACCGATTTTCGTCCTGTTTTACCCCCTCCCCCGGCGTTCTGCCGACTCAAATTAAGCCCCCCCTTTTGCACCATCTCGTCGCCCTGGGCTTGGCCTGCAGCTCCTGCGCAGATACTGTATGCACATACAGCATTAGCGCAGGTGCCACATGGACATCGACACAACCGGATTCCAGTACGGCATGCCGACCCAAGTGGAAATGCTCGAGCAGCAATCCCACCTTTTGATGGCCGAGGTTGAAGACCTCAGGGCAAAGCTCGCCCAGGCACAGGCCAACATCACCAAGCTGGTCGATATCAACCAGGGCCTGAACACGCAGGTGGCTGCCGAGTCGCTGCGGGCCAACGGCACCCACGTCCGCCTGGTTCAAATCGGCAACCGCCTACGCTTCAAACTATGGGATCGACATCACCCACTGGTTTGACGACTGACCTGAGCCGGCGGCATCAGGGCATCCCGTTCTCTCTCGCACTGCTGGCCGGCAATTCTGGCGCGGTCATAAGCCTGCGCCAGCTCTCGATTCGTAGCGACAGACCGGTCGAGCAGGTCGGAGAGCACCATGGCGGCGCGGGTGGCTGCCTGGCCTCTGGCGACAATGGCGGTATCCGGGCCGGGGCAACTGACGGTGGCGGCGAGCTGGGTGGCGTCACTGCGCAGCCGCTGGCCAGCAGCATCGGCGTCAGCAGCGCCAGCATCAGCAATCGTTCTTTCTTCATACCCTTTTACTCTCGCCTCTTGCTGCGCATCTGCGCTCCGGTGTTCTTCCTGGCGCGCCGATCGTTCGCCGATGACTTCGGCCAGGCGGTCGCCACTATCTCGTTGTGCTGTTGCCTGTCCGGCGTTCGCTCGCTCTACCGAGCGGCCGTGCTGGTAGGCCGTCCAGTGGGATGCCAGCAGCACAGCAACAGCCAATATGGCCAAGCCCTTCATGCCAGCGCCCGCCGGATGCCTTCATCGATCACCTCGGCGGTGTAGGGATTGCCGCCGTTCTCGTGCACGATGATTCCCACCACGGCTTCGCGCAGCACCTGCGGCTTGGAGATGTCGATGGAGTCGCGCACGCCCACGCCGAGGCGCTTGGCGATAGCCTGGGCATACGCAAGGGTGTTGTTCTCGCTGGATGGGGCCCAGCGGCTGATGAATTCCAGTGGGGTGTCGATGCCAGGGCGGCCGACACCGGGCATACCGTCCTTGCCCCGGTAGTTCAGCAGCAGCTTGCCCAGGGCCCTGATGCCGTTCTCGGCTTGGTCGAACCTGGCGAAGCGCGGCTTGGCCACGCCCTCCTCCATGCCCAGCTGGCCCTGCCAGGCGTTGCGTGGGTTAAAATCAATATTGCCGGGGTTCCGGTTGCGGACTCCGCGTGGTGTTGCCATTGGTTTTCTCCAGGCACAAAAAAGCCCGCGCTGGGCGGGCCTGGGATGGTTTCAGGGAGTTAGGCAGCGGGCTCTTCAGGCGCCGGTGCGGTCTCGGGCTCGGCCGGCTCTTTCGAGGTGATCGAAACCTTGGCGCTGTACTCCTTCAGTACCTGGGCAGTGAACACCTGCGCGGTAGGGAACTGGTTTAGCACTGCCCGAGCGCGGGCGTCTGCTTCCTCCTGAGTGGCGAAGCGGGTGTTGTTCTCGGCGTCGTAGGCGTTGCTGAGATTGATGGCGATGAAAGGCATGGTTTTCTCCAG